GTGGTGACATCAAGGTAAAGGTTTCTCAGGAACTTAACGGAGAAACAAAGGACATTGAAGTTCCAGTAAATATGTATGCTACAAAACTTACCAAGAAAGGTACACCTAACCCTGCTTATAAGTCTATCAAAGCTCTCACAACAGATTTCACTTCAATCGCCGCAGCCGGTGGTGAAGCAGGTGCTGATAGAGTAAGACTTACTGGTGACCTCGTAGAAAATGCGTTCCCAGGCAGAAATGGTGATATCACTTCTTATCCAAGAGTAAGAGCATCTTTCGTTAATAAGATAAATGCATCTGATTGCACACCAAAGGCAACATTTACAATTGAACTTGTTGTTGCATCTAAGAATCCAGAAGTGGACAAGGATGGAGTTGAGACAGGTAGATACGTTGTGAAGGGTATTGTTCCTCAGTATGGTGGAAAAGTTGACGTTATGGACTTTATTGGTATGTCCAAGGGTGTTGTAGATGCTCTGTCTAAGTATTGGACAGTTGGCGAGACTTTCCGTGCACAGGGTAAACTCAACTTTACTTCCACAACAAGAACAGTAACAACAGAAGTTGATTTTGGTGAACCTGATGTAAAGACATATACATCTCACGTAAGTGAACTCGTTATCACTGGCGGAAGTCAGACACCTCTTGAAGGCGACTTCGCATTTGATGGTAACGAAATCAAGGCTGCTCTCGCACAGAGAAAGCAGAGACTTGAAGATCAGAAGAATAGAACTCCAAAATCACCCGCAACACCGACTTTCGATAGCAACGATTTAGGATTCTAATAGGAGGTACAACTTATGGGCATTGATATTCTCAATATTAAACCATCAGTTATCTCCAGAGATTTAAAAGGAAAGTATGTATTGTTATACGGCAAGCCAAAGTCTGGAAAGACAACGGCTGCCGCATCTTTCCCAAAAACTCTGTTATGTGCTTTTGAAAAAGGTTATAACGCTATTGCTGGTGTAAGAGCCGCAGATATTCTTAAATGGTCAGATTTCAAGTTGATTCTTCGTCAACTTGAAAGCCCGGAAGCACATGAAATATATGAAACTATAGTTATTGATACTGTTTCTATTGCATATGACCTATGCGAACAATTTGTATGTGCTCAGAATGGTGTACAAACTATAGGCGATATTCCTTATGGACGTGGCTATACAGTTTGTAAAAAGGAGTTTGAGAATGCTTTAAGAAAAATTACTCAGATGGGTTATGGTCTTGTACTTATTGCCCACAGTGCTTCTCATATTGAAAAATTAGCTGATGGTACCGAAACAGAAGTTATCAGTCCAGAATTACCTAAGCGTGCCGCCGAGATCTGCAATGGTCTTGTCGATATTCTTGGTTACATTGGTACTGAGTATGTTGATGGTGAGCCGCAGCAATGGTTATATACTAGACCTACATCTACTCTCTTTGCCGGTTCAAGATTTAAATACCTGGCACCAAAGGTTAAGTTTGGTTATAATGAATTAGTTAAAGCAATTTCTGATGCTATTGATGAAGCAGAACGTAATGGAGCAACAGTAGTTGATACGGCTGAAATAAAGACTGCTGAAACTCTTGATTTCAATCAAGTTCGTGCTGAAGCACTTGATTTATGGAATAAACTAGTTAAACCAAACAGCGAGAACCCCAATACAGAAATGGCTAATGCTATTCTTAAAAAGGCTGAAATGATCTTTGGTAGACGTATCAAGCTTTCTGAAATCACAGAAGATCAAGTCGACTTAATGAATCTCTTAGTCGTTGATATGCGTGATTTAGCAAAATAAAATTTTATATACAATAGTTTTTAAGGCACGGACGCAAGTTCGTGCTTTTAAATTTGACTTTTTTTCTTTTATTTGATATAATAAATGTATAAAGAATATAAGGAGAAAAAGACTATGGCTCAAAATATGAAGCTCTGTAGATATTGCAAAGAGCGATTTGATATAAATAAAGAAAAGTATATTATGCCCTCAAAGGGGTTTTATTATCACGAAAAATGTTATATAGAAAAATTTGGAACTACGGAAGTGCCCGCAACACAGCATAAATCTGCTGATATTAAGAAGTGTTTTTTCTGTGGAAAGGACTTGGATATAACAAAAGACGAATGGGTAAAACCGAATACGACTCGTTATGCCCATAAAGCGTGCTACGAAGAAAAGAGAAAACCAGGAAGTGATTTATTACCTGACGATATATATTATTTTTTGAAAGATGAAATACATTTAGTAGTTGATTATAAATTATTTGAAAGTCAACGAGCAAATATGGTAAAAAAGAATGGATATACAAATGCCGGAATCTTACAGGCTTTAAAATATTGGTATCTAGTAAAAAAATCTTCGCCAGATAAGGCAAATGGCGGCATAGGTATAGTTCCATACATCTATCAAGATGCACAAAATTATTATAAAGATTTAGCGAAGAATCAAAAAGCGATTAGTGCTTCAATTCAAGACTCATTAAAGAAAGAAGCACAAACAATCACAATCGGTAAGGCACCGAAACATGAAGTTAAAAATCTTATTGATTTAGACGACATTAGAAAGGAGGAAGAATGGTAGACAAAGAAACTATTTTACAAGTTCTTTGTGGCTTAATGCGTCATCCTCAATATCTTAGTGAAAAAGATAAGTATAGTTTAACAACAGCAGATTTTACTACGTACTTTGAGAAGTACGTATTTTCTGCTATATATAATCTGTATCAAGGCGGTGCGGCAGTCATAACCGTTAGTGATATAGATAACTATTTTAATGCTCATGAAGTTGCGAAAAGTGTTTTTGAAAAAGAAAATGGTGTTGAGTATCTTCAAGATGCATTAGATTTTACATCAGAGGAGAATTTTCCTTTTTATTATCGTAGATTAAAGAAATTTAATGCGATACATGACTTACAGAAAGCTGGTTTTGATACAAGTTGGTTATATTGTGAAGATTTAACTAATGAAAAAGCAAAACAAATTAATGATAAGTTTGAGGAATTAGAAGTATCAGATATTTTTGAGATGGTTCGCCGCAGAATTATGAAATTAGAGGTGAATTATTCAACTGGTGATGCTTCAGAAACAGAATCAGCTTCAGATGGAATTGTTGACTTACTTGAAGAGTTAAGAATAAGACCAGAGGTGGGAGCACCACTTCAAGGTGAGATTTTTAATACAGTAAGTAGAGGTGCGAGAAAAGGAAAATTTTATATAAGAACTTGTAGTAGTGGTGTAGGTAAAACTCGTCAAGCAGTTGGAGATATGTGTTATCTTTCTTATCCATTGAGATTTAATGTAGAACAGTGGATGTGGGAATATAATGGTTCTAATGAGAAGAGTTTGTTTATAGCCACAGAGCAGAAAAAAGATGAGATACAGACCATGATTTTGGCATATCTCACAGGTTTTAATGAAGAGAAGTTTATATATAATAACTTCAGTGATTTGGAAAGAACAGTAGTTCAGCAGGCGGTAAAGGTAATGAAAACTTTTGAGGATAATGTTTTTATTGTAACTTTGCCGAACCCAAGTATTGAACAAATTAAGGCGGTAGTTCGTCAAAATTGGTTATTACATAATATAGAAAATGTTTTCTATGATTATATTTTCTCAAGTCCGAATTTGTTAAATGAGTTTAGAGATTTAAGAATAAGAGAAGATGTAGCATTAGGAATGTTATCAACAGCTTTGAAAGATTTGGCAGTAGAAATGAATTTGTTTGTTGAATCTGGAACACAAACTAATGCGAAAGCTAAAGATGAAGATGAAAGAGATGAAGGAGCAATTAGAGGTTCAAGGGCAATCATAGATAAATGCGACTTGGGCTGTATTGTTTCTCCGGTAACTCAAGATGAATTAGAATTATTGAAGTCTTTCATAGATGAAACAGGATTAAAACCAACTCATGTAACAGATATATATAAAGTTAGACGAGGAAGATATACAAAAGTCAAGATTTGGTCTGAATTAGACTTAGGTACTTGTAGAAAAAATGATTTATTCATAACTGACGTGAATTATTGGCAATTACCTGAGTTTGAATTGATGAGATTTGAATTTAAGGAACAAGACGGTCTTGATTTAATTATGAAGATGGTTGATAGTTTAAACTCTGAAAGAGGAACATTAACCACGATTGATCAATTTAACGAGCCGCAGCCAGTAGAATTAATCAACTTAGATGATATAGAACAAGAAAAGGAGATAAGTTTTGAGTCGTTACTCTAATTTAATAGACAATTTAAGAGTAGAAGATGTTAAAAACTTAATGGAACAGTTAGGAGCAACTTTATATAAGGAAACTGACGATTATTGCTTGTATAACACAATTTGTCATAATCCCGACCCTTCAGAAGCGAGTCCAAAGTTGTATTTTTATAAAGATACAAAGTTGTTTGTGTGTTATACTGAAGATGGACCGCAGACTATCTTCAAGTTTCTAGAACATTATTACCAGTGTAGGAATTATGTTTATGATTGGTATAAAGATATCTACCAAGTAGTAGAAAGTTGTTCTGCTCATACATTTGATTTTACTCCGAAAAGAGAATTAAAAAGAGATAAGTATGCTAAAAAGGAGCAACCAACCTTACAGACTTATCCGACAGGTATTTTAGATGTTTTTAACAAATATTATCCAGTTGAATGGTTGAATGATGGAATTACAAAAGAAGCGATGGATAAGTATAATATACTTTTCTCTTCAAGTCGTAATAAAATCATCATTCCGCATTATAATGCCGATGGCGGCCTTGTAGGTATTAGAGGACGAGCATTAAATGAAGAAGAAATCGAGCAATTCGGAAAATATATGCCTGTAAAAATAGAGGATAAATGGTATAGTCACGCCCTAAGTCTTAATCTTTATGGATTAAATCAAAATAAAGAAAATATAGCGAAGTATGGCATCGCTTATATCTTTGAAGGAGAAAAAAGTGTTCTTCTTAATGAAAATTTTTCTACTCCAAATTGTGCCGTAGCATCCTGCGGCAGCAATCTAAATATTTATCAAGTCAAGTTACTCATAAAATATTGTCATCCGAAAGAAATTGTGATTTGTTATGATAAAGAAGAACTTCCAGGTGAAGAAAAATATTTTAATAAGCTATACAAGATTTGTGAGAAATATAAAAAATATTGTAATTTTTCTTTTGTTTATGATAGAAAGAAATTATTAGAATTAAAAGATGCACCTTGCGACAAAGGTGAAGAAATTTTTAGACAATTAGTTGAAGAAAGGGTAAGAGTGAAGTAATTGCAAGTAAAGTTAGTAAATCCAGAGTTCAAAGATAACTTTGGTAGGAATATTTTGAAATATAGAGGGGTAGAAGATATAGATTGGTATATGGATCCCTCTACTCCAAAATATCTTCAAGAGCCGACGGGATTAAATAATATGGATAAAGGCTTCCATATTTTGATAAACGCCTTAAAGAAGATAGATGTTAATCATAAAAAACTTTTAATAATAGTAGATAGTGATAACGATGGTTTTACATCAGCGGCAATCACTTATTTATATATAAAAGACTTAAAGACAGATGTAGAAATAGATTATTGGTTACATGAAGGTAAGCAGCATGGTTTGGAAGACCACATTGAACGTCTTATGGACGTCCAAGATGAATATGAATTAGTCATAATTCCCGATGCTGGTAGTAATGACTATCAATTTATGATTCAGACACCACACCTTCAATATTTGGTATTAGACCACCATTTAGCTGAGCCGCCTTTTGCTGATAATGCTTGTATTATCAACAACCAATTATCTGAAAATTACAAAAACAAAGAATTAACAGGTGCCGGCGTTGTATGGCAATTTTGTAGATATTGTGATAGTCAGCTAAATCTCCACTTTAGTAAAAACTATATGGACTTAGCCGCCTGGGGTATAGTAGGCGACATGGGTTCTGTTCTTTCTTTAGAGAATAGATACATCATTTATAATGGCTTCAACAATATAGAAAACTTTTTCTTCCGTGCATTATGCGAAAAGCAAGCGTATTCAATGAAGAATCAAGTAAACCCAATAAGCGTCGCATTTTACATAGTTCCACTCACAAATGCTATGATTCGTGTCGGCACAATGGAAGAAAAAACTCGACTATTTGAAGCATATATCAAAGGTGAAGAAAAAATTCCTAGCCAAAAACGTGGAGCAAAAGGCACTTTAGAATTTAGAGCTGTTGAATCGGCAAGAGAATGTACAAATGCCCGCACCCATCAAAATAAAGCAAAAGACCAGATGGTTGAAAAGCTAAAGCAAAAGATTTTTAAGTATGATTTACTTGAAAATAAGATACTTTTTGTTAGATTAGACGATGATGATGATTTTCCACCTGAATTAGTCGGTTTAGTGGCTATGCAGCTAAGTGCTGAATACAAGAAACCAACTCTGGTGGGTCGTCTAAACTCTGAAGGATACGACCGCGGCTCTATACGTGGTTTAAATGATAGTGCTTTAGTGTCATTAAAGGATTATTTAGAAAGTACTGGGTATTTTGAGTATGTTCAAGGACATGACAATGCCGCCGGCTTCTCTATAAAAGATGATTATTTATCTGATTTTCATAAAAAAGCTAACGAAGATTTAAAAAATATTGACTTTAATGAAAATTGTTATGATGTTAACTTTATTTGTGATGGAAGTAACACTCAACTATTGACTGATTTAGTAATAGATTTAGATAATTACTCTCAAGTTTGGGGTCAGAATAATAATGAAGTGTTAATTTACGTGAAAAATATTCACATTAAGACCTCTGACATAGAAATTATGGGTAAAAACTCCAATACACTCAAATTTAACTATTGTGGCATTAGCTATATCAAGTTTTTTGCTACTGATTTAATTGAAGAATTAGAAGATAAAGGCGAAATTGTTATCAATTTAGTTGGAAAGCCCAATCTAAATGAATGGATGGGTAGATATACGCCGCAGATTATGATTGAAGACCTAGAGTGGAAGAGGGACAGTATACTCGACTTCTAAACTTGAAAAATTTTTAAAAAAATGATATAATAAAGTATAAAATAAAAATGGAAAGGAAAAATCTATGAAATTTTATACTTCATACTTCTATCAAATTAGATTCTTCACTCCAAATATGATACCCATAAGCACCGCCAAGTGGGACCCAAAGTGGTATTCCCACTCTGGCGAGCCTTATGTGGACAAAAGAGGAGTCATTAACGGACTTAGGGCACCGATCATGGTTCTACCCGATGGCTACCTAGATAAAATAGAATGTAGTAAGCCATGTAAATATAGTGCACCAGATTGCAACTTCATGCTTGCATACTATGATTACCTCAGTTCGCTCAATTTTGAAGAATTTTATCACAGATGTGTTGACTTAGCAAAACGTGCTGCCGCCATCACTGTTCCAGGACTTACAGAAGATGAACTCTCTGTTGTGTTAATAGTTCACGAGCCAAAATCATGTGATTGTGCAGAGCGTCCAGTAATTCAGCACTGGTTCAAAGAGAATGGCATGTATATTACAGAATGGGAGAAGTAAAACTTTACTTTCTTCCAATTTTGTTGTATAATAAAAGTATAATGTAAAGAAAAGGAGAGTTCATTATATGATACAATACCCAGCTTCACTACATAATCATACTCAATATAGTAACATTCGTCTTAGAGATTGTATTATAAAAGAAAATGATTTAATTGATTACGCAATAGAATTAGGACATAAAGGTGTAGCAATAACAGACCATGAATGTATCTCTAGTTGGGTTAAAGTAGAGAAATATTATAAGAAGATAAAAGAAACTCATCCAGACTTCAAAGTAGTAAGAGGAAATGAGATTTATCTTTGTAGAAATGGTCTAAATGCTCAAAATTATAATAGAGAAAATGATAGATATTATCATTTTATATTATTAGCAAAAGACTTAGTTGGAGCAAAACAGATATTTGAAATATCAACGCGAGCATGGCAGAGAAGTTATATGGCTCGTGGTATGAGAAGAGTTCCAACTTATTATCAAGATTTAATAGATATAATAGGAAAGAATCCAGGACATGTCATAGGAAGTACAGCATGTTTAGGTGGTGCATTACCGGTTCAGATTTTGAAAGGAACCGATCCAGCAAAACTTGAGATTTGGATTCGTCAAATGGACAAAATATTTGGTCACGGAAATTTTTATTTGGAGATGCAACCTTCAAATAATAAAGACCAGATAATAGTAAATAAAAGGCTGTTAGAATTTTCAAAACAATTTGATATTCCATATATCATAACAACAGACTCACATTATCTAAAGAAAAATGACAGAGTTATTCATAAGGCATATCTTAATGCACAGTCAGGTGATAGAGAAGTTGATGAATTTTATGCAACAACTTATATGATGTCAACTGCGGAACTTGAAAGTTATTTTTCTTACTTTGGTAGTGATGTTTTGCAAAAGGGATATGAGAATATTAATGGTATCTTAGATAAAATAGAAGATTTTAGTTTATTGAAACCATTAAAGATTCCAAACTTGATTTGGAAAGAACATCCAGGTGCGGCACCATATGAATATTTTGATAAGATTCCGTATTTAAAAACTTTTATGGAATCAGATTATGTCGGTGACCATAGATTATGTGACGCGATAGTTGAAGGAATAAAAAATCATCCAGATCTTCAGAATCAAGAAGCATATGATGAAATAAACTCAAACCTAGAGATGACTTGGATTTCATCAAAAGTAAATAATGCTCATTGGAGTGCATATTATCTGAATCTTCAACAGATTATTGATTTATGTTGGGAAGCAGGTAGTTTAGTAGGTCCAGGAAGAGGTTCTGGTGTAGGTTTTATACTTTTGTATGTGTTAGGAATAACACAAATAAACCCGTTAAGAGAAAAGACAAGAACTTTTAGTTGGAGGTTTTTGAATCCAGACCGTGTATCAGTTCTTGATGTTGACTTTGATATAGAAGGTTCAAGGAGAAATGATGTTCTGAATAAGTTCAGAAATTTTTATGGAAATGATAGAGTTGCGAACGTAGCAACTTTCAGAACAGAAAAATCAAAGTCAGCAATATTAACAGCGGCACGTGGTTTAGGAATTGATGTTGATATAGCTCAGTATATAGCAAGTTTAATACCGGCCGATAGAGGTCAACTTCGTACATTAGATCAATGTATGAATGGTGATAAAGAAAATGATTGGGCACCAATAAAACAATTTCAAATTGAGATGAAAGAGAACTATCCAGAGTTATGGAATGTTGCTCGTGGAATTGAAGGTTTAATTTGTGGAAGTGGTATTCATGCCGGCGGTGTCATATTTGTTGATGAACCATTCACAGAATCAACAGCATTAATGAGAGCACCAGATGGTACAATTTGTACAGCTTTTGAACTTCACGATTGTGAAGATGTAAGTTTGATTAAGTACGATGCGTTATCTGTTGAAGCGATGGATAAAATTCATAATTGTATAGATTTGTTATGTGATTATGGATATGCTGAAAGAAAATCAACATTAAAAGAAACTTATGAAAGTTTAATCGGAATTTATAATATAGAAAGAGATAATCCTGAGATGTGGAAGATGGTTTGGAACCATGAGATTAATTCATTGTTTCAAATGGAAAAACAATCTGGTATTCAGGGTATAGCAACTTTGAAGCCAACATCTGTTGACGATTTAGCAATCTTAAACTCAACAATTAGGTTGATGGCTCAAACAAAGGGTGGCGAGATGCCAACTGATAAGTTAGCTCGTTTTAAGGCAAATCCATCTGAATGGATAAAGGAAATGAAGAGTTATGGTTTGGGTGAAAAAGAAAAGAATATACTTGAACCAGTTTTGGGAATGTCTTATGGATTATGTATAGCTCAGGAACAGTTTATGGAATTAGTTCAACTTCCAGAGTTGGGCGGATTCTCATTGACTTGGGCTGATAAGTTGAGAAAAAGTATAGCAAAAAAGAATCCGAAAGAATATGATGCGTTGACAAAGGAATTTTATGAAACCACAATTCAGAAAGGCGTAGATCAGAAGTTTGCTCATTATGTATGGGATGTTCTGATTGCGATGAGTAAAGGTTATGGATTCAATCAATCTCATACCCTTGCTTATTCATTGATAGCCTTACAAGAAATGAATTTGGCATATAAGTATCCAATAACTTTTTGGAACTGTGCTTGTTTAATAAGCGATGCCGGCGGCAATGTAAGTGAGGAAGAGGATGAAGAAGAAGAAATCATAAACGAGGAAACTTGTTATGATGAGATGGAAGATTTCGATGTTGATGAAGAAGAAGATGATGATGAAGAAGAGGAAGAAGAAGTAGAAGTCAAGTCAAAAAAGAAAAAGACGAAGGCAACAAACTACGGAAAAATTAGTACAGCTATTGGTAAGATTCAATCAACAGGTGTAACAATTAGTCCTCCGGATATCAATCATAGTAATTATACTTTTTCTCCGGATATAGAACATAATGCGATTTTGTTCGGTTTAAACGGAATAACGAGAATCGGAGAAGATTTAGTCAAAACAATCATAGCAAATAGACCATATGAAACGATTGATGATTTTTTAAGTAAAGTCAAGATTACAAAACCGCAGATGGTTAATTTAATCAAGTCTGGAGCATTTGATAATTTTGGAAAATTGCGAATTGATGTAATGAAATATTATATTGATTTGATTAGTGATAAAAAGAAAAGAATCACATTACAGAATATGGCGATGTTGATTAAGTATAATCTGATTCCTCAAGAATATACTCATCAGATAAAAGTATTTAACTTCAATAAGTATTTAAAAAAGTTTAAAGATGGTGTATATTATGATTTAGATGAAAATACTTATCGTTTTTATGAGAATAATTATAATGTAGATGATATTATATTTGAGAATGGGACGGCTAAGATTCGTCAGGTTCTTTGGGATGCGATGTATTCCAAGGAGATGGATCCTGTTAGGAATTATTTTAAACAAAATCAAAGTGAAATCTTAGCAAATTTGAACAACATTTTATATCAAGAAACTTATAATAAATATTGTTTAGGTAATATAAGTAAATGGGAAATGGATAGTTTAAGTGCATATATCCATCCTCACGAAATGTACGAAGTAGATAATAATTATTACAGTTTTGTAGATTTTTATAGTCTACCCGATAATCCGATAGTTGATAGAGTAATCACAATTAAAGGAAAGAGGATTCCGATATATAAATTATTCAGAATAGCAGGAACAGTATTAGATAGAGATAAAAGTAAGAAAACTGTTAGTTTGTTAACAACAAACGGAGTAGTAACAGTAAAAATATATGGAGCGTTTGCGAATTATGATAAACAAATAAGTGAACGCGGGGCAGATGGTAAGAAGCATGTCATAAGAAAGAGTGAATTCTCTCGTGGTAATAAAATTATAGTCTGCGGCATTAAACAAGATAATATGTTTGTGGCAAAGAAATACAGTAATACGCCTTATCATTTAGTTGAAACAATCTCTGAAATTAAAAATGGATTGTTAACTATTGATAATAGAAATGACGAGTAATGAGTGTCGGTTTGTATGATAGAGATATGTGCGGATATAATCAAATACCTTTTAATATAGATATTATGAAAATATCCGCATATTACAAACGGCACAGAGAGATTGTCGTTTTTAATACCACTCTTGAGCCTCAACGCTACTCCAAATTTTTCTATCGCCAAGATTATAACACTATGAGTATTCCTTCAGAAATACTTATGATGCCAAATGTAAAATACGGCGGCAGAGTGTTCAATCCGAATAAATATGTTCCTTTACCAGAAGATGTAGAAAATGTTTCGCCTGATGTAGATATATATGATGTATGGCGACCACGCTTTATAAATGGAAAAGAAAGCGAAAGATTGTTTAAGTTGTTGAAACATACTGATCATATTAGATTATCATTAGATGGTGAAAACATTTGGAACAAAGCATTTTCTAAAATTGATTTTAATACTAATAGAAATACAGTCTTATTACATGATTACGACTTGAGTAAAATTAAGGACGCCCGCTATGTAATTCATGACTTGTTCACAAGATACACTAAATTCTCTAGTGAACGAAAGTTGGGCATGAAATGACCAATTATTTTAACTGATTTTGATGAGTTAATAGAATGGAATGATTTTAAGACGTCAGGCTTCTTCTATAATATCGAATATCAAGGAATTATGTCTGAGCCGCAGATGGATGAATTACTCCTACAGACTCAACATACTTCCAAGATGAAGCAATTTACATACAATGTAACCCCTAACAAAATAGACGAAGAACAATTCTACAAAGAAGTCCTACCAAAATTATTCACTCAAATTCAAAAAGCAAACTCAATTTCATCCCTACAATTATCTTACGACCCAAAATTATTTAATAATCAGTACATTCTTGATTTATTGACACTGATTAATAAATATGGTTTATATATACAAGAAATAAAGAATGGGAGAAATTCATTGTTTGATTACGCTAAAAATATCGCTGCTCATCCTTATATGACAGAAGAATACAAACAACATATTCGTGATATTTTCAACTACGTAAAAACCACAAATTATGAACTTTTCTCTCAAATGTACACTCGTCATCTCTATCAAATCAAAGGAGGAAAAATACATGACTAATGAAGAAATTAGGCATAAAATTGATTCTAATAACAAAGAGATAGAAGAAGCGATGTCAACAGTTCGCTTCACTCTAAACAAAAGAATCAATGCCTTATTAGAAGAAAACAGACAATTAAGAAAAGAATGTAATCACAAATTTGTAGAAGGATATTGCATTTATTGTGACACAATCGACCCAAACGCAGGAGAAGAAAATTAATGACAGTAGAAAATTGGTTAGGAAAAGACAATCAAATAGGTATAGATATCTGGCATAAGAAATATCAGTACGATAACGAAACTTTTGATGAATGGGTAAATAGAATAACTGATGGTGTAGAAGAATATAAAGAATTAATCTACAACAAGAAATTCCTTCCTGGAGGAAGAATTTTAGCTAACCGTGGTCTTCAATATGATGGTCTCAAGGTTACTTATTCCAACTGTTATGTTATACCCGCTCCGGAAGACAACATCGAATCCATCTTTGAAACAGCTTCTCAGATGGCACGTACTTTCTCATATGGCGGCGGTGTGGGTATAGATATCTCTAAACTCGCACCAGATGGGGCAAAAGTCAATAACACAGCAAAACATACCAGCGGTGCTACATCATTTATGGACTTATATTCAATGGTAACAGGACTTATAGGTCAGAATGGAAGACGCGGTGCTCTGATGATTTCTATGGACTGCTTCCACCCTGATATAGAAAAATTTATTGAACTTAAATCAGACCTTAATAGAGTAACAAAAGCAAATATTTCTGTTAAAGTAACAGATGACTTTATGGAAGCTGTTGTAAAAGACGAAGACTTCCTCTTATCTTTCCATCGCCCCGAAACAGGTGAAACAATACAGAAAACTGTAAGAGCAAAAGAATTATTTCATAAATTATGCGAGATGAACTGGGATTATGCTGAACCAGGTATTCTATTCTGGGATACTATTCAGAGAAACAACTTGTTAAGTGATAATCCTGACTTCGACTATGCTGGAGTTAATCCTTGTGCTGAAGAACCGTTACCATCTGGCGGCAGTTGCTTACTTGGTTCTATGAACTTAGCGGCGTATGTAAAAGAAGGTGAGGGTATATTCTTATATGATGAGTTCATCAAAGACGTTCATACTGCTGTTCGTTTCTTAAATGATATACTAGAAGAAGGACTTAAACTTCATCCACTTGATATCCAAAAAGAATCTGTATCAAAATGGCGTCAGATAGGACTTGGAATTATGGGTCTTGCTGATTGCTTAATTGAAATGGAACTCAGATATGGTTCAGAAGAAGCAATTGATTTTTGTGATTATCTTGGTTCAGTAATGGCTGATGCAGCCATCGATGCTTCAAGTAAATTGGCTGCTGAAAAAGAACCTTTTGAGGGATACAACTCAACATATATCATAGATAACGACTTTTTCGTCAATAATACTAAAAAAGATACAAAATTCCATGTATTTGTTAGTGGATTACGTAATTCTCAATTACTTACCTGTGCCCCAACCGGTTCATTAAGTACAATGTTAGGTATTAGCGGCGGCATTGAACCAATCTTTGCTAATTACTATGAGAGAAAAACAGAATCACTTCATGGACATGAAGAATGGTATAAAGTATATACTCCAATTGTTAAGAAGTACATGGAAGAACACAACATTAGAGATGATGCCGACCTTCCAAATTACTTTATAACCGCTCCAGAAATTGCACCAATTGATCGTATCAAGATGCAAGGAACTTGGCAGAAACATATTGATGCTTCCATTTCTTCAACAATCAACCTGCCCAATGAAGCAACTGTTGAAGATGTAGAAAATATCTATATGAATGCATGGAAGTATGGACTCAAAGGTGTCACAATATACCGTGCCGGCTGTAAACGTGAAGGCGTATTAGTTGCTGAGCCAAAGAAAGAAGAATCACCCGAAACTTCATTAGATGAACCAATAAGTCATGATGAACTCAAACGTGGCGAAGTTCTTCAAATTGAAGACACTGATGCCATTGGCTTCAAGAGAAAACTTGTAACAGGCTGTGGCTCTCTACATTGTTCAGCCTTCTTTGATACAAGTACTGGCGACCTGGTAGAAACTTACCTCAGTAAAGGTTCCACAGGTGGCTGCAACAACTTTATGGTTGGTCTTTCTCGTATGATATCAATGTCAGCACGTGCTGGTGTTCCAATAGAAGTTATTATAGACCAATTGATGAGTACTGGTGTATGTCCATCCTATGCCACAAGAAAAGCAGTAAAGAAAGACACCTCAAAAGGTTCTTGCTGTCCAGTAGCAGTTGGATATGCCTTAAAAGAAATGTGGGAAGAATTTAATGGTCGTCCACTTGGTACTCCTCCAGAAGTAGTAAAAGTTAAAAGCAAAGAAAAAATTTCAAAGAATGAGCCTAAATGTCCTGAATGCGGTGCTCCACTAATTCACGAAGGTGGATGTGACATCTGCAAGGACTGCGGCTATACACATTGTGATTAATATGAAAGAATTAGTAGTTAGAGGAAGAGGTTTAGCAGAAACTTATCATAAAGCATTAGTAGAACTTTCTAAATTTGGCGAAACAGTCGATAGTGATGATTGGAAGTGCTCTTGTATAGAATCGGCAATGACAATGGTTATTAATGAACCATTGTCAGAGCCTATGATAAGTAGATGCTGCATTTGTTCACCAGAATCATTAGAACAATATAAACTAGAGTTAATATACGGAATATTGGACTTTAAGATTGGACATGGATGGGATTATACTTATCACGATAGAATAGCAAATTACTATGTAGATAATTGTGATAAATTCCCGGAGACACATTCTCTAAATCAAGTAGACTTCGTAATAAATGAACTCCTAAAAAATCCAAACTCAAGACGTGCGGTTATTGATGTCAGAGATAATTCAGATGATGCGTATTCAAGCGATCCGGCATGTCTACAACATATTCAATATTTCATAAGAGAAGATAAATTAGATTGCTGCGTATTATTCCGAAGTAACGACGCAACCAGAGCAAATTTTATGAATTGTTTCGGTCTAATAATGCTTCAAAAATTCATAGCCGACGCCATTGGAAGAAAAGTAGGAACTTTCACTTTACGAGCTAACAGTTTTCACTGTTATTCTCACGAATTCCAAAATCTCGTTAATTACGTCAAAAAAATAGAAGAAAAAGGATACGCAGATCGTTCAATTACATTCAACTACGAAGGTGATTGGTCAAGAAAGATGATGTTAAAAGATACCGAAATAATGACAAAAGTATCAAAATTACAAGAGGAGAAAGCATAATGTTACTAGAAACCACGCAAAAATATCGTGTAGACTCTGAAGAGCAGGCTAAAGACCTTATTGAACAGTTTAGAGCACAAGCAAGAGAAAAAGGCTACGTAGTTAAAAAAGCAGGATACGAATACAAAACCAAGAAAGCTAAAGGAGAAGTTATAGCAGAAGCTTGGGTCGTGAGTGTTACACAGGTATTCGGAGAACTTTGGGAGGACTTAGTATAATGGCAGAAGAAATTATGACTCTTTCAAAAGCACTTGAGGAATACTTTAAAAATATAGATACAAGTGATATAGATAACACACCGCTGCCGGAAGGAGTAACTTCCGAGGATATCAAGGCTTTCATCGGAATAATCAGCTTACCAGATGAAGAATTTAAAATAGTTGCACCGATGATACTAGAAAATATCGCCATGATAACAAAAGAACCTTCTACCATGGCTGACTATATGAAGCAACTTAAATTGAACGGCGGCACACCTGATGACATCACCAAAGCAAAAGATGAAATCATTGAATCACTTAAAGATGTAGAAGGAATATCTCAAATAAAACTCGACTTTATTGATAGTTTCTTTGAAATTTTTGCTAATGCCGCACGTGACTTTATGGGCGAAACATTGGTTTCAATCCCAATTCAACTCGTATCAGAGAAAGCAAAACTTCCAGAATATGCTCATCTAACAGACTCTGGTATGGATTTATATGCACTTGAAGATATTACAATTCGTCCAGGAACAACAGTTCTAGTGCCGACTGGCATTAAAGTTGCTATTCCTGAGGGCTACGAACTTCAAGTCAGACCTAAGAGCGGCCGCTGTCTAAAGACAAAACTTCGTGTTGCTAATACACCAGGAACAATCGACGCCGGCTATCGTGATGAAATCGGTGTCATCATTGATAACATTGACCCACCTATTAAGGGCTTTGGTATAAGAGATGATGGAGCAGTAGTTGGAGTAGAATATGGTACTTCTTACACAATTGGAAAAGGAGAAAAATTTGCTCAACTTGTCCTCGTAAAAGTTCCTCATGTCGCTTGGCAGCAAGTTGAAGATATTAACCTCTTCAGTGGAGACAGAGGAGGCGGCTTCGGCAGCACAGGAACAAAATAATGTCCAAAATTAGTATAGAACAGATAAAAGCAGAACTTCCAGATGGCTGAGTTCTGCTTTCTGATAGCTATAAAAATTTAGATGAGCAGTTAGAGTTCAAATGTCCCGAAGGTCATCAAGTATTCTCCAGCTGACGTAAAATGCGTGGGCATGCCTACTGTAAGCAATGTGATGACATTGCCACTAAATTAACCACTACAAAAGTAGTCCCGAAGAAAAACGGGACTACTAGAGTACTTGGTTTAGACCAGTCAAGTCACATAACTGGCTGGAGTATGTATGACGGACATGAACTCATTAAATATGGAACTTTTATAGCACCGGATAGAGAAGATATAGAAAGATTTGATGCGGTCAAAAATTGACTGGTATCAATGATTTATAACTGAAAACCAGACTATGTTGCAATTGAAGGTATTCAATATGACCAAAAGTTCGGAGTAACAGTATTTCAGACACTCGCCCGCCTTCAAGGTATTTTAATGGAGTGCTGTTATGAACAAAAAGTATTATTTATGATTTGTCCAACTAATACATGAAGAAATCGTGTGGGAGTAAAAGGTAGAGCACGAGCCGATAGAAAAAGAAGTGCTCAATTAATCATAAAAGAAAAATATGACGTTCAAGTTACTGACGATGAGGCAGATGCTGTATTGATAGGTCAATACGCAGTAGACACAATAAATGCGAGCGAAATAGTTGAATGAGAGTAAGAAAAAAGAGTAGTCAAGCGACTACTCTTTTTTCGTGTAAGATTATTCTTCTAAGAAAGGAACGAGAGGCTCTAATTCCTCAGGTGTAAATTCCATATCTGCGAGTGCTGTGATTGGGATTAGAATGTTGTTATATCCATCACAATCAAGATTTTCAAGTTCAAGCATAGCTTGTCTGCACTCTTTCTTTTTATCTTCCTGGATAAGGATGCTAACTCCTTGCTCATCGTAAACATAATTTCCTTGTTCATCTCTTTGACCATATTCTTGGATGATTTCGTTCATTTTTTTACGATAAAAGTCATAATCTTCTTGGCATTTCTTTGTGAGCTTTGCCATTCTGTACGCTACCTGAATAGGGAGTTTGTGGTCTTTTATAAGCTCATAGCCTTTGTTAAATCCTAAGATGCATTGAATGTTCATGAATATTCTCCTCTTTTATTTTCTGATTTTATTATACTATAAATTTTGGAGTTTTTCAAGTTTTATTCTCTTCTTTTTCATATATATACTGCTAACCAAGGTGGCATATTACCATCTGTAATTCCTTCACTTGCTGTTTTTATTGTTACCTGTTCATAAGGAGTTGATGCCCCATAGTTATATAAACCATTTCCCCAGTTACCAGGGAATGTTCTACTTACATTTGAAACTGGAGCTATATTGTCGTATGTAGACCCTTCTGAGTTACCTCTCATATTGAATACAGCATCTGGGTGAGTATGAGCAGCAACACTATTTTTAGAACCGCCAGTATTACCTACCTTATAAGTTCCACTATCGGTACCAGCATATAAAAAAGTATCTGTAATTCTATCTCACTTTGTATTTGGGAATAATGAAGATGGATTTACATTATTTACAGACATATATATAGAACCAATTGGATAAACAATATCCACCAATGAATGCATCCCGTCGTTGCACTCAAAGTATGGAGTAAATTTGAAATTAGCTTTTCCAGCTTCACCAGCCATACCAAATCCTATTCCATGCACTCCATTATTATAATAAAAATCTATCGCTCCTCTACCAGCCATTGATATAACATCATTTCTATCTATGGTTGGCGAAGAAATATAAGCATCCCAAACTGAATATTTTACTTGATAAGTACCATCTCCCAATATAGCTCCAGGTGTACATACTGCCGCACCACTACGGGTCTGATTAGGACTAGTATAAGAACCTACAGTCACTTTTCAATAAGTGGTAAGAGGAGTTGTACCTATTTTTCCTGGTGTGAAAGAAAGAGATAATTTACCATATTTACCATCATCTTGTGCATGACCAGTACTAGGATTATTATTACTCCATCTTTGAGAAACTGTTTTAGTAATCACTGGAGGAGTATATGTTTGAGCAGTTATTGATAAATTTGAAGAAGTGTTACTTCAAACTCCATAACTATTTCTAACTTGTGCTTTATAGGTATGAGAACCACTAGAAGGAATGAAAGAATAAGTATTACCACCGCCGCTGTATAATTGAGTATTATCTTCAAGTAATCTATATTGAGTAATAGTACCGCCACTAGTAGAACCAGACATAGTAATTTTTATTGTAGATCTACCACCGACTATGGTAGTTCCATATCCACCACTAACAATACTATAAGTAGGAGTATTTACGGTAGGTATTATTGCTGGTATCGAGCCTGAAGCAGTAGTTGTATTCCAGTTAGCACCAACCCCAATAGAAAAAGAGCAAGGTATATAACCATTATTTATAGTAACAGAACTCATATCTATAGAGCCTGTTTTTACTGTTCATGGTGTAGAATAACTATTATAATCTATATAAGAATTATAATATACATTTGTACCACCAATAGAAGCACTTATATTATGAAGAATATATCTTACGCTACTATATTCTGAATATATTTTTAATGTATAATCAATCTTTTGAGTATTCTGATTTATGGCTATCTCTATACTGCACCACTGGGCTGGTGGTTCTGTACCTGATCCATAAGCACCTCATATATGAGCTGATTCAAAATATGCCATTATTATTCTCTCCCCTTAATGGTTAAATGATGTCCATCATCACTAGCTATAATACTGAAAATGTCTCCTATTTCTAGATAATTAATAATATGTCCATTAGTTATATAATATTTGTATGTTTGATCATTAATATCAAAACCTATAAATCCTTTAATATCTCCAGTCGCATCTAAAAATTGTAATTGTTCATTAGTTAATTTAGTTGAAGTAGAACCATTTTTTTTACCAATTATTAAACCAGTTTCACCATCATAATGAATTCACATATCTTGGGCTTGTTTATGATTGGCATAATCAGTATTTAAATCATTTAATTGGGGTATATTTTCAATATTACCTATATTAAAACCAAATGATCCATTAGATAAAGAACCTAGTTCCATAGTAGAACTTCCATTGGAAATAGTTAATCTGTTATTATCTGAATCAAATTTAATAATACCATCTTTGCTTTTAAAATTTAAACCCTTTCAAGTTAAAGCAAAAAGTACAGAATCATTATTAATAACTTCATCTATATTTTGTGGTTTAAATAACGTAGCCATAGTATCATCATGATATCCATACAAACCAAATCTATCAAAACGAACAAATTTTTTATAATCAATACTTGTTATATTACCAGTTGTATCATACCAATAAGCATTAATACCATTACCATCCCATCTAAATCGAGAAAAATTACCATCAACAATATTAATACTTCCAGCATCAATTTGTCCAGCAGTTAATTTAGAACTATTGGTACCAGCACCAGTAATAACTGGGACATAATCTTCACCATTATTTGTACTAATATAAATACCACCACCAATAATACGTACTCTATTATTTGGTTGTAATTGATCAGTAACAGTAATACCATCTTCACCAACTGTTACAGATTGTGCTCCTATATTCTCAAGAGATACTGGGCTTATCTTTAATGTATCAGCAATAGATTCATAAGTAACCTTTCCATCATCTGATACTATGCGGCCGGCACGGTTATAAACACCCTCTTTATATTGAAGAGTTTGTGTTGCGGCACTCATCTTCTGGAATAGTGTATCAAAATCATTTAAATAATTTTGAATAGTGATTGTAGAAGCGGTTGGATCATCTAAGTTTTCTTTTATTTCTGAAATATAAACTTTTAAGTGAGTCGGAGTTATATCGTCATCTTCCCAACCAAAGAACTCTGTATCTTCTACAAAAGTAATATCACCTGGCTGGAATTGATATGCCTTAAACTCTTCTAAAGCACCTATATCGACTACACTTAAACTATAAGATACTTGTGGGTATGCGGAAGCATATAAAGTTGTTTCAGCATCGACATAATATAAATCTTCATCAAAGTAAGACTCATCAATCCAACTTCCTTCTTGAATGAATGGAAAGTATTTCTTATAAATATCTTCATAAATTTGACGCTTTGTTTCTGCTTTAAAATTCAATTCTTCAACTATTGAACCAATTTCTTCTTCTAAAGCAGCTTTCTGCGGAGTAAGAGATGTTTCAATTGCTTCGTAATTGTTATACTGCGTTGTTGTAACTTCATACATATATCAATTACGAACAAAACCATCATCATCTTTTAGCAACGTCATTAATTCTTTTACTTCAGCATAACTTGAATTATTAGTATCTTTTAAAATTTTTACTATTTCGTTATATGTAAGTCCTGTTCTACCGAAGATATAACTATCATATTTTTCTAATTCATCTAATGCAGCAACTTTACCGGCTGCGGCAAGGTCTAACTGGGCATTTACTTTATTTAAAGAAGAATAATATTCAGTTAAATATTGAATTTTTTGCTCTCTATTTCTATTGATAAGCCTAATAATATTATATCATCCACCGCCACTACCATAGAAATCATCTATTACATTTTGCCTATCTAACATTCCTTTAGAAATGTAATAATCGAAGTTATATAATACATTTTCTCTTGGATAATTATATTGAGAAAGTGCTATATTACAACTGCCGCCGTCTGCAAATTCATTTGCATTGGGAGAAACAATTAAGCGTGTGACTATATTATCTGATTTAGTTGTGCGTTGTGCATTTTTAAGATTTAATCCACTAATAAACCCGTAAGGAATAGATTGTCCTTGAGTTTCTGTGAAGTATATTTTTTTATCTCCTGTTCTACCGATTTCATCATGCTTAATAGAATAATGCATCCAGCATTGAAACTTTTCGCATATAGTTTGAAGTAAATTGAATCTATTAGATTTACTACCAGTTAAACTACGAATTTTTTCATAATTACGAGTTACAACTGTATATTTACTATCCAATTCCTCTTTAGTTAAACGCTCAAGAATTTTTAAGTCATCAATACTTGTGTATTCTGGGTCTTGGTTAGGATCATAAACATTATACCAAGTTTTTATAGTAACTCCTTCTAATGCTCTTGTTTCACTATTGACTCATTCATCTTCTGGCTTGTAAAAACCTCCACCTTCCTTAGGACTATACTCATAAAGTTCAGCCTTTTCGACTCTAATCGGAGTATTCATATTATTTACAGTAATACGTAATTTAAGATTCTGTAATCTTAAAACTTCATCATAGGATAAAGGTGTACTACATTCTAATAATATATAATATACTCCATTTTCATGAGTTCAAGTTGTATTATTAAAATATACAGTATCAGATAAGGTTCTATTTTTAAAGAAATTAATAATTTCTATCGTTACATTATCAGAACTTAAGCTATTATTAGTTTTTAAAGCAAGAATATACTTCTTTCCTATTGAAAATTCACCTATTGTACTTTTTAAACTATTTAAATTATAATAAATATAATCTAAACCAGCAGATTGAAATCTTCATTCTCTACCGCAAATTCTATTGTCAACTACCCATTCAGGATTAGTTGCTCCTGGATCAACTTCCGGGTCATAATATTCTGTTACACGAGCAGCAGGTAAATTACCAGCTTCAGTACCATCATCAGTAGAGTATCCAGTAAATCCATTAACATTTATGTAATTTACAACGTGCTGAGGTGTAATATATTCTACATCTGAAAATACTCTATATTGTTTTTCATTTTCATCTTGATAAGTAGTGTAATACTTATCAATCTTTTTATCAATATTAGAATCTGGAGTATCAATTAATCTACTTGCTTTAATTGGTATTATTTGTCCACTACCAGGAACTTGATCTCCGTTAATTTTATAAAGCGGATAATCTAATTTATCTAAATGTATAGGCTCATCAGATGGAATTTGCTCTCCATCTCCATAGATAATAAATTGTTTAAAACTAGTATCTTCGCCTACATCAGAACTATTAACAACTCTTTGAGAGTAGAAACCATAATAATATTTTCCATCTCCTAAAGTTTTGGGTGGGGTATTATCTAAAACTCCTACAAAAGTAACAGGAACACCAAAAGCAGTTTCATATTCAACTAATTGTTCTTCATTATACTGAAGAATCCTTTGATTTTTATCTTCATCAATTTTCCAATCAGTTCCTGCTAAAATATTCTTAGCTAATTCAGTAGCAGTGCCTTGACTTTCTAATTCATCAGCAAACTCAAGTTCATAACCAGCTTTACCAAGTTCATAGTTAAAGGCATCAACACAAGTGTAATTAATTTGTTTACTATCACTTGATTCCACCATTCCTGTAACTACAAACTCATACCACTCATCTTCTACTCTTACTTTCACACGGCGACCGTCGCATAATAAATTGATAAATGGATTGTCTACTTTTTCACCATCTTCATAATACTTTGTATATAATGTAAAAGTAAAACTGTTATCACCATTTATCTTTGTTATTAAGTTAGGTTGTACGCAACGAGAAAGTGCAGTCATATCGGAAGCACCAATTACAGCTAACTTTTGTTCCTCAAGAACAGTTTTCTGTTGTTCTCCCTCCCCTTGTGTTACTTCTATGTAACCTCATAATGAGACTTCATAGTCTTTCTTTAAAATACTCATTTTAACTCCTTAATAATATAGATAATTATATTCTACTTTTGAAGATGCATAAAATTGAGGACTTTGCCCTGTACCAGGGAATTGCTCTACTCATTCTTTATTAGTAGGTAACTTAAAGAAATTACCACCAGTTATATATTCATTATAAATATTACCAGTAGGATTAAAATTAGCATCACATCCCTCAATTAAATGATTTTTAGTATTAACTCTATAATATGCGTCATTTCCTTTATTAACAATATGTTCTGCTGATAAATAATATTTTGTTTCTTTACTCGTATCTCCCACCACAATGTTTTCCACCGTTCCTGAAAAATAAATCTTCAAATCAGTTGCGACATCTCCAGGATTCCAAAAAGTAATAAGTGCCTCAGCTCCAATCTCAGATTCTTCGCCAGGCTCTTTATCATAATCTCCTTGAGTTGCTAATAATCCAGAAGCAGGACCCCACTCGTCTACATTAGTATAATCACTATACTGATCTAAATATTTCCTATCATTCGGTGTATAAGCATAAGGACTATAAACAGTAAACTGAATACTTCCTTCACCTTTATAAACCCTGCTTCCATCTGGTTGGTCAAAACATATATATTCTAAACGAGGAACACTCGTACATTTCGCATCATAAACCTTATAAGGTTCTTCATCAAACCATAACTGATGAATATCCTTATCTCCAAGTCATCTACGCATGTCACGTAAATCTTGTTCAGTCATTGAGTCATAAGCAATCTGAACATCAAAGACTCTTTGAGTAAAATAAGTTCCAAAGTAATAACTACCATCACCACCAGGCACTTGAACTGTTTTGTGCTGAGTAGTAGGTACCAGGTTATCTATATAACGTGAGCCATTACTTACATGGTAAATATGATAATCTTTGGAGTTTATATTATTAAAATGAAAACCCACAAAGTCATCCATTAATTTTGAGTAATCAGGCATTTTCTCCTCCTAAGAGGTAGGGTTTTCACCCTACCTCATTAAGTTTATCGCATTTACATTTCTATATCTAGCAGATTGATTTATTCTTTCCTCAATTCTTTCAATCATTTGGTCTACGTCATAATCATTTGCAAGTTGATCTACTTGAATTTGGAAGGTATAATATGAATCTCCAAAAGAGTTCATTGAGCCATTTGTATCTTTGAGATGAGAAAGAACATCTTTAAGTTCGATGAAGTTTCGAGTGTCTGCGGCATCAAGTACAAGTTCTGGACGTGATTTAGAACCATCTAACCATGCCGGACCAGTGTAATCAGCAAGACCACCGTTTTTGTATCTACTATACCAACTTCTGAACTGAGCATAACTATATTTATAAGGTGTATTATAGTAACTATCATTCCAACCTTCGTTAACCTTATTTTGAATCGCTGCCGCTTGTTGAGCACCGAAAGCTTCAGTTAACCATGCAGCACGTTGAGCATTAGAACTCCACCATCCTTGCCAGACAGCACCAACAACTCCATTAAAGTCACTTCCTTCTAGTTTCCTATAACCATCAGAAGTCATATTGCCACCACCGCCGGATGAACCAGTGTTTCCACCGCCACCGCCGTTACCAACATCTATAAATGAATTACCATTTTCATTAATACCTGTTTCTATATCTGGATTCGGAATTTCATCACCATAAGCACCTAATTCAGCACTTACGTTCTCAATATCTTTTAAAAGTTCTTCCTCAAACTGTTCTTGCTCTTCTTCAGACATAGACTTAAAGTTATCAAAATTCTTAAACAACTCAAATAACGCTTCTTTATCTGGTAGTAAATCATCTCCATTACCAATGAGGTTACTTACCTGTGCCCAGAATCCACCATTTGACTCCAAGAAATCTAACTGATCTTGAGCAATCTCTATCTGCTTTTCTCTATCTTCTGCTGCTTTGTCATTTTGTTTTTCTAATTCATTAATCTTATCATCTATTAATTGATCTGTATAATCTCTTTCGCCTTCTTCTATTTCTTTCTGTAACTTTAAAATCTCTAAAGCATTGCCGCCGGTTGTGTCTTGCATGAGATATGCAAGTCTGCGGCGTTGATCTGCAAGATCCTGTTCTTGTTGCTCACGCTCACGCTGTGTACGTGCTTCGGAGATTTGTTGATTTATGTTATCGAGCAATGCCTTGTTGGCATCGTCTATTGCTTTGTTTGTATTTTCTTGAGCATCAATTTGATCTTGTGCTTGTTTTACGAGAGCTTCTTTGATGCGGTTTTTGAAGTCGATTATGTCTTTACGCCAAGAATCACGAAGTTTGATGAGGTCATCATCTACGGTGTCAAGTTTTTCGTTTGCTTCCTTTAGGGAATCAAGAATTTTATTGTAGTCATCCTCTGCTGCTTTAACTGAATCATAGAGGTCTGAGTTGTCTATTGCATCAATATTCTCTCAGTCGATTCGGACTAAACCATTTTGAACTGTTATATAACGAGAAAGTCCGGAATAACGACTTTGAGCATTTGCAAGTTCTTGTTCACGATAACGCTTAAGTTCTTGATAGTATTTTTGTTGACGTTGAAGTGACGCTTCTTGTTCTTTGAGATTTTGAACAAGTGCTTCGTGTGTGTCTGGATCTTTTAGAAGATCGTTATATTGTTCTTGGAGATGATTGAGAATACGTTGCTCATCTTCTATTTTTTCGAGTAAGTTGTAGAGACGATCATAATCATTTTCTCATTCATCTGCTTGAGAAGAACCTCCACCACTAGAAGAACCACCTCCACCTATATAACCTATAGAAATTGGAGTATAACTAATATTAGCTACTTCATTTTGAATTTCTCTTCTTAATGAATTTATATATCCTTCTAATAATGCTTTAGGATCTCCATAACCTCCACCAAATCCTAAATCCTTTAATGCTTGATTTATTGAATAACCTTCATTATTAACTTTATTCAATAAACTTAAAGCTGTAGCTAATTTAGAAGCGGCTGACCCTTGGGCAGCATAAGCATTAATAACCGAACGAATAGATTCTATTTGAGCTTGATTAGCATTAGCTACATTAAAATCAGCAACAGCTACAGCTATTATTTTATTTTTGACTTGTTCTGATGTATATCCTTGCTCAATTCATTTATTTATTAATTGCTGAGCAGAATTTGTAACAGCTCCAGTGCTATCAACTAAGTTATTATTTTCATGTAAATGTCTAATTTCAGTTTCTAATAACCTAGATAACACTACTTGTTCAGCATTTTCTACACCTAAACGTTTAAGTTCAGCAATAGCTAAATCTTTAGTTTCTTCACTTAAATTGTTTAAAATGCCTTTTTGATCTATATAAGCAGTATATAATTCATTTAGTGCTTGTTTATGTTGTTCTTCTGAAGCTCCTACATCACTAAGGCGTGCTGCATATTCTTCAAAATCTTCAACATCACTAAATTGTTCTTTTAGTTTATTAATAGTATCAGTAGTAACATATCCATGCTTATCTAAATCTTCAAAAACTTGATTAACTTCATCGGATGCTTCTTCTAATAAACCAAATTTTTTAGATAAATTTGTAATACTATCGCCTAACGCTTTTGATTCAGCATTGATTATTAAAGATTGTCTATACTCTTCTAATCTCTCTACATCTATTCCTAAAACATCAGCTAACTCTTTTAATTTAGCAGTTTTTTCTTCAGTATTTAAATTACTATTAGTAATATCTTGTAAAGTACTAGCTAAATCTCCACCAGTTATATATTTATAAGCATCATCATAATCTACTAAGCCACGAGAAACTGATTCTTTTACTAAACTTTGTCCATTTTCAGAACTAAAGTATTTTTCTCTTGCTTCTTTTGACATAGAAGCAATTTTTTCTCAAGCATCAGCAATTTCTGTTTCAGAAGGTAAAATATTATGAATAATAGCTGCACCGCTGACTGGATCATAATCAACAAGTTCTCGTCCTTGCCACTGAGTTTTTCCTAATCATTGCTCGGCTCATACATCAGTCATTTGCTGATTTTCTTTTATAGCACGCTCTTTAGCAGCTTGTTGTACTTTTAAAGCAGTTTGTTGAGCCTGTAAATTTTTAAGTTCATCTTGTTCTGTTAAACTTAGAGGTCCTAATTCTTTTAATTCTTTTATGCGTTTTTGAGTTTCTGCTAATTTAGAATTAATATCATTTAACGCACTTTGATTTTCTTGTAATGCTTCTTGTTGTTCTTCTCATTTTTCATTTATACGAGTAGCTGAATTTTCATAAGCTAGTCAAGCAACACCAGCAATAGCAACAGCTGCCGCTAAAGCGATAGCTCCTCCAACTAAGATTTTTTCTAATCCAATCGCAGTAACCATATATTTTATGGTCTGAACTCAATTAGCATTAGCTATTTGCTGTTCTCCAACCCCTATTGCTTTTAATGCATTGTCGTCTTGTTGTAGTTGTTTTAATAAAAAACGATGAGCTATACCCAGTAAACCAGCTTGGTTAGCAATTGCATCTAATGCATTTTGCTTTTCCATTTCTCTAGTTTGCTGACCATATTCAAAACTAAGCAATCTATTAATAACTAATTCTCTAGTATCAGCATTTATTTTATCATTTTTATAATATAATTTAATTCTTTCTTGAGTAGCTTGACTAATATTCTCTTGAGTTAAAATTTTATTTAATTCTGTTTCAGAAGTAATATTCATTAACTCTTTTGCTTTACTTGCAGCAGTAGATTGTATTAAAGCAACATTTTGTGCATGTATTGCAGCGATTTTTTCTTCCATCACTTGTTGTGGATGAGTTAAATTATATATTCTTTGTCTAAGTGTTACTTCTGATTGTAAAAATTGATTTGCTTTCTTAAATTCTTCAAGACTTACGCCTATACCATTTTGACCTTTATTTATAATGGTAAGAGCCTTGAAATGTTCTGTTAATTGTACTAAAGGTTTATTGGCTGCTTCAACTCCTTTCTTTAATAAAGCAAAAGTACCTACAAAAGCTCCTATCTTTAAAAGACCGCTATTGCCAGTTAATGTATTAATTATCTTTAATAAATTAGTAGCACTATCAATAGCGAACTTTATTAATGACTGATCAAAAATAGTAGTAGTAAAACTTTGCCATTGAGTTTGAAGTTGATTTAATTTAGCATCTAAGGATTCAAGTGTCTTGTTAAATTGCTCTGTTGCAGCACCTGTAGCATTTTCGGCAATACCTACGAGTTCTGTATTTCTTGCATAGTTCTGCATCATAGCAATAAAACGAGATTGCTGACGAGAACCAGCCGCCATTGTAGCTATATATCTTTGAGTTACATTATCTAATCCATCTCATTTTTTAGATAACTCTAAGAAAATATCATCTAGCCCTTTAGCACCAGTTAAATATTCATTAAGGTTGATTCCAGCAGCACGAAGAGCTTTAGAAATATTATTTACATCTATTTCTTCTCCCTCGTCATCATGTCCTACAAGATCACCACTGCTATATAAAGATTTAACTTCAGAGAAACGAGCAATAACAGTTTTAAGAGCAGTACCGGCAGTTTCTGCAGATTCACGAGTTGTTTCAATAATTGCTGTTAATAATGCAGAAGTTGTTTCAAACTCCATGTTAGCAGAATGAGCGATTGAAGCAACTTTTGTCATAGCAGTTGAAATTTCATCAACGTCCGCAGCGGATGCAGCAGCTAAAGCACTATATACATCAGCAACATTATCTGCATTAGTTTCATTCAATGCCATATTGAAACCACGCATTGCCGCAGTCATACGATCAGTAGCATCTGCCGCATCTAAACTAGCAATACGTGCCATTTTCATAGTAGCATTAGAAAGTGCTGTTGCCTGTTGTGTATTTAAACCCTGTTGATAGTACAGAGTCATAGATGCATATACATCTTTAATTGCCGCACCTAACTCATAGGCACGTTTTGTATACTCAGGTAGTTGTTTTCAATAATCTCCTACAGATAAATCAGTAACAACTGCCATTTCTGTCATTACATCATCTAATTCTTTTACAGCTTGATAAGTTTGTTGAAATGCTCTACGAACTATGGCTAAACCATTAGCTGCACTAACTAAATATAGAAGCCTTTCTCTAAAACGATCTACAGTCTGAGCCGCTCTTCCTGTTGCTAAATCAGTTTCTAACATTTCACCATTAACTCTAACTAATGGTCCACTCATGCTAGTTAAATCTCTAGCAGCATCAGCCATAGCTCGTTCTGCTTGACGAGTTGCTTCTGCATCTTTTTGTATTAGTGATGTATTTGTAGCAATAATATTATTATTTTTAGCAATTTCGCTGCTGTGTTCTCTTAACTCTACAGTTCATTTTTGTAAAGTAGATTTTACTAATTCTAATGATTCTTGATTTCCCTTAAATCTACTTAAATCATCAGGAATCTGCTTTAGAATTCTCTCTAATTCTTCTACATTTGTTACATCAGCTTTTTTAAGATTAGTAATAAAATTAGCTTTAGAACTAGTACCACTTAAAGCATTTTGAAAATCTTTTAAAATCTGCGAATTAAAAATTTTACCTAATTCTTTTTGAGCTTCGCTAATATTTTTAGTCCATTCTTCAATTTGTTCTGGATTAAAAGTATTATTTCAATTACTAAAATCTAAATTACTAAATTCTTGACTAATGTCACTTAATTCTTTATTAATACCAGCCATCAAATTTTCCATTTGCTTTAAATTAGCATTGGTCTTATTTGGCTGATTTTGTAAATTTACATATTTTTGATATTTCTGTGCTATTTCACCTATTATATTACTTAACCTACTAAACTCTTTTGGTGAAATCGCACCACCCTTAGCCATTTGACTAATAGTATTCTGCACCTCTTGAATACCATTTTTTAAGTCTTTTGTATCAGATAAGAGTTTAATTCTTAACTCTATATCTTCCCTTTTAATAGCCATCTTCTTTTCTCCTATAAAAAAATCGGTATTAGTCTAAAACTAATACCGATTAATCTATAAATCACTATCTATATCATCGTCTAAAAAGACAACTTCCATAACTTTACTTGCTCCTTTGTCACCTTCTGGCAGTGCCATAGCTTTAAAAGTACCTACGACCGGTTGTGCTAAAGCACCCAATCGCATAGATAATGTTGATATTAGTTTTAATTTAGAAATAGTGAGAATACCAGTTCTCATATTTCCAGTTATATCATCTTGTACTTTTGTTCTCCCCTCTAGTTTCAAAAATCCGGCATTTAAGAAACCACCGATTTCTACCATGCGGCCGCTGTCTACTTCAAAATTGTAGTCCACAACAATTGATTCTAAAGGTTCTCCTTCTACGCTCATCTTCCAACCAGCAAAAGTTTCTTCAGGCTCTCCTATATTAGAAGTGTCTTTTTTCTCGCCAGTTTCTTCATCATATATAAAAAAGTTATCATCTAAAACAGGTTTATGTTTTAGATAGAAATAACCATTATCATCCAAATTCAATTTTTCACGTTGGTGTATTTTTAAATTTTCATTTTTTATATCTACCATGCGTGAATTAGTCATTAATGCGAATTGAGATTCACTAAAGATGCCTTGTGCGAATGTAATATCGGCACCTTGCACCGATTCTCATACAACTCGCGGTGCATCGTTGTATCCTCCATGTGCAGTAACAACTTTAGTTTTTAAATCAAATGACGAAATTTGAATTTTATCAAAAGCAGCAACGACTTCTCCTGTGGCAAATGTGTAATTGCCAAGTTTGAATGGATGTGTGGCTTTTAGCACCACGTCGTATAATTCTTTAAAAGAAAATTCATTTTCCATTGTTTTTACCTAAGTGGAGTGGGTAGATCACTACCCACTCCGATGTGTTTAATTATCAAGGTTCGAGGATTAGTTACCGTCTTCCTCATCTTCCTCTGCTTTTTCATAGAATGTAGCTTTACCAGTACCGTCTACGTCATACTTGATAAGTTTCATCATAACCTTATCTGTAGGTCTTAAAACTTTCATACTCATATTGAATGTAGAAGGATCTCCTTCTGCTTCCATTGTAAGAGTAACTTCAGAAAGCATCTTTGCCTTTGGAATAATAAGTTGTAAGAACTCATCCTGACCATCAGCTTCTGAACGAGCATATGTATCACCAGTTACATAATATGTACCAGGGAATGTATCAGAGTTAATATCAATCTGAGTATGCTCTTTAAGTTTTAAAGCAAATACTGCATAATCAGCTTTTTCTATACTGTCTACTTCCTTTTCCATAGGTTCGCCGTCTACATTATTGGATACTGTAAACCATTTAATATCAGCAGCAGCAACCTTGTACTCTTGTCCATGCATAGTAAACTTATAGTTATCACCATCAGCAGTAAGTTGAGATTTAGGTAATACTTTTCTTAAAAGTCCATATTCTTCATCTGCTTCTTTTGGTGAAGTACCATACATTAAAGCTAATGACTTAGAAGAGAATACAGCATCTTCAAGATTAAGAGTAATTTCTTTACCATAATCCCAAACAACTAACTCAGGATTTCCTTTACCACCACGAGCAGCAACATTTTCAGCTGTCTGTTCAACAGTGGAAACTTTTAAAGTATCAAGATAAAGTACTGGTTTTCCAGGACGAATCTTACCAGTATCTTTGTCAGTGATGATCTCATAAAAAGTAACGTCACAGACTTCCTTGATACCATATCTTTCAAGGATATTTAATTCAGCCATTTATAGCCTCCGTTATTGTTTTTGTGGATCCCTTATCCAATATTTCGGTTTAATCTTTTTAGAATCGCCGCCGGCAAGAATTGTATCAATGTCCATTCTATACTCTTCTTGTTGTTGATACATTGTTATCAACATTTTAACTGCGGCATAACTCAACTCTCCAATATTAAGTGGATTTATTCCCATATTCATACAACAAATTGCGACTAAGGAAGTAAAAAATGAAGTTCCACCAGCTTTTTTAGCTTTTAATCTTTCACGCCAGCGGCCCATCGCTTTAATATGTCGTACACGTGGGTCTTTATCAAAGACCGGCGGCTGAACTTCTGGTATTCCCATGCACTGTCGTATTGCATTTTGGAAATCAAAAAAATCCTCCTCTTTCAATAACTTTAGTTGACTTATATCTTTTACTGCTTTCAATTCTTTCTTCAAATTACCAAAAACAATCATCTTTACTTCGTAAAGAAGATTAATTTCTTCATGGGTAAAAGCAAAGAAAGCATCTTTAACAAATTGCTCTATTTCTTTATTAAAATAGCAACTAGTTAACAAAAACTCAAAAGGAGTAGGATAATCTTCGAATTTGAAATCTTTTTTCTTATCTTTCTCATTCTCATACATATCTCCTATCTCTTCTTGCGTCTTAGTTAATAAGTCATAATAAACTCAAAATTTATCATTACTAAGTATGTCATTTACCTTAGGAGGATAAATAAAACATATATCTTTAAAATTATAAGGTTTACCTAGAAAAAATTTTTCGCTAATCATAACTAGTAATCCAAAAAGTCATCTCGTAATCAGAAATTTCATCGGTTAAGAAATTAAGCTGTGCTCCGGCACTTTCAATCTTACCTAATCCATTAATCTTCTTACCTTTTAAACTTTTCTCAATTTCACCCATTAATAAAAAAGGACGTAAATTCGTATCTCTAACAATCCAAGAGGAAATTGGAATCATTACTTCAATATTAATCTTAACATCCTTAAATTCAATATTTTCTTCATTAGGAACGAAACGATCAAATTTAATAACTACAGTTGGATTAGCGGTCTCGTTAGTAGCAACACGTGGTACTATCTTCAACCTTTTGCCAAAAATTTCCTCTTGAATAATTGTATCACTTACGTCTGGATGCTGTGCATCGTTTGCTAAAGGATCTTTATCGGTATAATAAATGAGTCTCATCAGCCTTTGATTAGCTAACAAGGCTTTAACAATTATCATAGCGTTTTCACCTATATCACTATAAAAACGTACTGACATAATTATTCACCTGATTTAATCCAGAAGAACTCATCTTCATCATCGCCTTCTTGAGGGGTCGGCGGCGGCGTAAGATCTTTCAAATACATAGGATCAACTGTGACATATTCTACTCCCATCGTGGAAATCAAATCATAACCAGTAACCCTGTATCCTTCTTGAATTTCTCCACTTGGTTCAAATAAATGATGTATAACAAAATAATCTTCTTTTCTAATATGCTCATTCTTCGGCATAATTAAAAAACTTAACTTTAAATTTTCATTATACAACACTTTTGACCTGCTTCTTGATTTTAACTCATCCTTTAGCATATTATCTTCTTGTCCATAGAAATACGCCCAACTGGAATAAGTCTTTTTATCTCTTCCTATTCATTCAATGCGATGTGTCATCCTTAGCATCACATAACGATTATAGCCGCTTGGCTCGTTTTCTTCTGCTCAGTATAACATTCAAATCTCATTTTCTATTGTTTCTGTGTCACCTATTTTAACACGATTTGGAATTTCTAAAATTGTACCATTCGGTATATGAACATTACGTCTAGTCAATAGGTAGTGAAGTAACTTAGTTTCATCCTGTTTGTAAGGCTCAAAACTTACAGTAATTAACTCTCCATTGTACATAATATTCTTTGTATAGACAGAACGCTTTAAATAGTTCTCAAAAGCGTACTCCCTCTCTCCGATTAAACGAGATTGAAAGTCAGTTCCAAAACGGTTGACTCTTTTTTTATAAATATCTTCATAGTAATCCATTTATATACCTCGTCCAACCAATTCCATACAATCAAAAATAGTTTTCCTAAAGTAATCGTAACTTAAATAGCGGCAGGCAGAAAGTTTATAATATAATTTATAAAAATTAATTGGTCTATTCCCATCGTCAAAGCCTTTTAACTCAATAAGAATAGCATCCAAAAATTTCTCTCAATTTCTTCCTTTCTCATACTCGCAAAGCAAACCGAACATTTTATTTTTCAGTTGATTTAAGTAACCTTCAAAGCCGACTTCCATTAATTTTTAGCCAGTCTCTCATACTCCCAAGGCTTGCCGCCGATGGAGCGATAGTAAATACGCTCTTGTTCTAAAGCGTCTTTCTTTTCAATTTCAAGTAACTGTCTCAACTTATCCAGCATATTTGCCGGTGAAAAATCACGTTCAGTATATAAAGGCTTTATGTTTTCCCATGTCAAAATAGAGCGGTTTAACCACTCTACTTTCATGTATTGTGCGAGTATTTGAATTTCTGTGTTTCCTAAGTCGCCAACGAAATTATCACCGCTGACCTCAAGAGACACACGAGGAAATTTGAAGCGAGGGATCGCCGCCATCAATATAGAACGCCAATCTGCTTCTACTTCATCCTGCGTCCAGGCGACCCATTCGTCTTCGGTCATTTTAGCGAGAAACGCTTCATAAACCGATTGGAAAGAAGTCATATTACGCCTCCTTTGCTAACTGTTTGTTTTTAATGCACTCTAGAACATTTTTACTTACTCTTTCAAGCATATAATCATTCTTATCATAGGTAATCATGATATCCTTATCAATTGCGAACTCGGCAATTTCTAATACTTGATTATAAGTTAAACCTTCTAATGTTTTCTTAAACTCGACAAAAGGTTTATTCTTTAAAAGATTTTCCTTTTGTGTCTCAGTGAGAATGACGATATTTTCCGGTTCTTTTGCATCTTCTGGCTCAAGACCTAATTCTTTCTTTACTTCCATATCATCAATACTCAGATAACCATCAGTAAATAACTGGGCAACTCCATTTTCATACATGAGTTCTTTAAGTGTATCTAAATCTATACTTCTTACTACACCATATCTGTCCCATGTCTTGTTTACACCAAGCTCACGTTTTGTAATACCTACAGTGTGCATTGTGTTGCTCTTAATTAATACTTGTTTGTTTTCCATAATTACTCCTTTTAACTCCTTATTAAAAATAAAAGGGGATGGGGATAACTCCCCAATCCCCCTTTCCTAAATTGTATATATGCTTAAAGAACGAATCCCCTAGAGCATTGTCTGTGGAATTTCAGTATTCTGATAGATGCACCAATTGTTGAAAGTCATGATACCAACACCAAGCTTTCTGTATGCATCAATTTCCATAGACTGGTCTTTATTGACCCAATCCCACATTTGTGTCTGACCTTCAAGAACGATTTTAACAATCTTGTTGTCGCCTGTTGGAAGAACATAAGCAACCTGAGGATCTACGAATGTGTTAATATTGTTTTCGTCAGTGAATGACTGAGGAATCTGAACGATAGGTGTTCCTCTGAAAAGTGTGATGTATCCAGTATTGTGAATAGCATCGATATCCTGTGGATGATAAATTCCAGGATAGTTACCAGCAGCAGAGATAGGAACGATGTCATCTGGACCCATTGCAGCAACGAATTCAGGTGGTGCGAAGATAACAGCATTGTTGCCATAAGCACGGCAGATACCGATTAACTTCATCATCTTTTCTTTATCCCAACCAGCGTTGATAACTTTGTTAGCAGCAGGCATTGATGTGCTTGTTAAAGCAGCCTTGAGTGCTTTCTGAACTTCACCGTAAATTCCTTCTACGAGTCCATCAGAAATAATATCAACGAGTTCTGCCATAACTTCTGCACCATCGAGCATTCTTTCGAAGTCGATTGTTGCAGCACCACCGATTGCTGTCGGTTTAAGTTCTACTGTATCAACATCAAGTCTGAATGTTTCATATACGCCAGAAAGTCCAACCTGTGTGAAGAACTTTCTTGCTCTTGCTCTACCTTTCTTAATTCTGAAGATAGCTTTCTGTCCTTGAGGAACTGTTTTAACTTCTGCGAAAGGCATTAAAGCATCAGAAACTCTCTTTGGAACTGCTTCATCAGCAGCAACGATAACGATATCATAAATATCGTATCTATTTTTCATAAATTGGTTCACAGAACCACACATTGCTCTTAAGCCGTCTACTAATGCATCATTAACATTCTCTACAGAGAAAGTTTCTGGAGCAGTACCACGTACACTGTGAAGAGCTAATTGTTTTAATTCACTAATTGTCATTTTTAACTCCTCCTAAATTACAGTACCTGGAACATGAAAGCAAACTGACCATCAGGCATTGTTGTTGCTTCAACTACTAAAAGCTTAGGACCTGCAGCCGGCTCATTCTTGGAAACAAGAATAGAACCAAGTTCTGTGTCGATTCCACCATAAAGTGGAGTGTCCTTAATTTCTTGTCCAGCAGCCATAAGTGCTTCGTCGCTATCAAACTCTTCAAAGTCATAGCTAATGCAGTTGCTGGTAAATTTGTCCCCACGAGAGAGATATCCAAGTCTTGGAAGATAATCATCAAGCTCTAACTTAAAGTTCTTAAGTCCATATGCTCTTTCATCATAAAGATGCTCAGCAGAATAGTTAAGAGCAATTAAAGTATCTTCTTCTGTGGGAAGCTTAACAACGCGGTTCACTCTGTCAACGGCAAGAAGCATACCATTTTCAGCAGGCATTTTCTCGAAATCTTCTGGATCAAGCTTGCACTGTGCTTCAATTCTACCATCTCTACGGAATGCGGCGTTATTTAATTCGACTTGACCAAATCCGTCAATTACGAATCTTACAGACATATCTTATTTTCCTCCGTTGTTCCTATACTTCTCTAATACTGCAGCCAATCCAGTAGCTGGTTCCTCTTGAGGAACTAATTGTGATTGATCTTGTACTGAGAAAATGGTTGGTTTAGATTGAACTAATTCATAAGCTAATTCTTTTTCAAGTGAAACTTCATCAAATTCTTCTACTCTTTCACGATAACTTGTGATAATCTCATCATCGAGCTGAGCAGCGTACTTATCAATAATAGTATTCTTTGCTTGATTTTCCTTAGCTAACTTATAAGATTTGAGTTCGGCTAATTCTTCTTCTAATTTTGTGTAATTAGATGTAAGAAGTTCATTCTCACTTGTTAAATTAGCTTTCTCCATATTTAAAGTAGAAATCTGTTCCGTTTGCTCTTCAATTTTGTGTTCAAATTCTGAAACTTTTTCTTCAACTTCTTGATAAGCAGCGAAAGCTTCATCTACTTTTTCGTAGTTTCCATTATTTAATTTCTGAAGTGCTTCTAAAGCAGCTTTTTCAGAAGCAGTTACGTCTATTATGTAGCACTCGACCATATCTCCTAAAGAAATAGTGTCATCTTCATTCTTTGTGTAGTAAACACGCATATACTGATTATTTTCATAGCTATAAGCAATTGCGTAATCATCATAAACATCACAAAGTGCATAAGATACTACATAACCGTGCTCTTCGTCAAATTCGGTATTTAAGGCACTCCAGAGTAAATCAAACTTCTGATTGTCAGAAAGTTTAAAGTTTAATTTTTCCATTAGGTGTCCTCCAAGGTTATTCTGAAGTTTAAGTTCATATTCATTTAACTTAGAAAGAAGATATTCCATCTTGTCCATCAATGTGTAGAAGGCCGCACCCTCAAAACAAGGTTCTACGTCCTCACCTAAAACTTGAAGTCCAAGAAAGCAACCTTCAGTAAACTCAAAATAACGTTGACCATTATAATTTATTCATTCCCCTTTAATAGAAGGTGCATATAATTCCATAGATTGAGCTTTGTTTACTATGTCTGATGCCTCTTCATATAATGCCGTATAAAGTAAAACATCAACACAAGCATATTCTCTCTCTACTCCGTCTTCATCTAGATGCTTCTCCCAAGCAAAATTATGTTGCTCAGGAACAACACCATAAATCCTACCGAAATCACGCTGTTCGCCATGATCGCTAAAATCTTTTTCTTCTTTGTCGTAGATGCCCTTAATTGGGGCATATGCTACAGTAGACATTAACTTTTCAGCAAAATCATCGGTAATAAAAGAACCATTACGATTTGCACCTTTATAAAAGATACGGCATCTTATTTTTGAAAGGGTGTCGTTAAATTTTTCAACATTACCGAAAGTAACTATTGGAAACTCTAATAACTCTTTTTGCATTAATTAGAACCTCCAGTATCTAAAGATTTTTCTTTTGCTATAGTTGTATCCGACTTATCTTCCGGATTTTTAGAGGGAGCACCATTTTCTCCAGAATCCGTATATGCAGACTTCAAAGGAATTAACAAGTCTTGAAGTTTCAAGACGTCATTTTCTAAGGTTTTTAGATTTGTGAAATCTGCTTGGCTAATCCCTAATGCCAAAGCCGGCATTAAGAAACTATAACCACTAGTCGCCATTTTGAACCAAGCGTTTGCAACGTCTTCATCATCGTACCATGATATAGGTAAGAATTGAAAACTAAAACGTATACTTTTATCCCTATATACTTTATTAACAACTTTCTCAATGAAAGTGTTAAATTTTGTAACTAAAAGCATCATTAATGCTTTATCGTTTTCCAAAGAAATCTTGAGAGCAAGATTGGAGTTCGAACCAAAAACTTGACCACTTACACCAGTCTTATAATACACATTTTGTATCATCTTTTCCAAAGTGTTGGCGGCGGCAGCATCGCTTGAGGTTCTGGACACAATTCCTTCAACGTCGGCATATGTGGTTAATACACTTAAGTTTTTATTACCCTTAAGCATACCAACTGCTCCTTTATGCATACGTTCTGCTTCCTCTGGTTCAAACAGTAGGCCGCCATCTGATAGATGAGGTATCTTTTGAACGATTATTTTACGAATTTCCTCGGCGGCACGTTCGTTTTCAGCGTCTACCGATTTATCGTAATTAAGAGAAGCAGGAATAGTATCAATGAACAATGGGGCAAACAGTAAACCATCAAAGAATTTGAAGCAAACACCCATCTCTGCCGGCAACATACACCAAGCTTCTACTTTTCCTTTCTTCCACTTCTTATAATGCAGAGTAATGAAATCAGGATATGTTTTCAAAGCGGTTTCTTTGCTAGTGGCATTGATCAATGAGTCAAAATAAGCGGTATTAAACTCAACAATGTTATTGCCTTCTAAATCTTTAAAGCGGCAGCGGCAGTATCTAGCCGGTAAATCCATCATAAAGAATTTACCGTCTTCGGTTACCATGGCGATACCATAGTAAGCACCGTCGCGGAGTGCCTTTAAAGCTCAATTCTGTGCTTTGTCTTGTAGATTCATATCATCAACGAAGTTAACTGCATCAAGATATCTCTTTGTGAGTTTCTTGTCGGAGAGTGATGAACCTCTAGATGGGTTCGGGATCAACAAAGTCTGATATTTTAATAAAGTTGCATAATGCAGAATAATTCGTCTGTATAATCCATCTACATTAAAAAAGTGACGAGAAAGAGCAATTTGTTCATCTAATGATCCAGTGCTAATAATTTGCTCGATTTCTTCTTGTGTATATGAATGAGTTCGTTCACTAAAATAGGAACGCCAAGTATCTATATGATCAACTTCGCTCGCTGCGATCATATTCTCTATAGACTTGGTAAAAGTATCTAAGGTAAAATTGTGATTAGTCATTAAGATCCCCCTGTAAAGAAAACTAGCTTACGCGTTCCGTTAGTTCCACGGCGGCGTGCCCGCTGCATGCTCTCTTGTTCCAGTTCGTTAATCCTTCATAGTCCATAAGCAAAAGCAGAATACTTATCTTTTGGAAAATGAGAATTAATCTGTTCAAGTGCTATGTCAGTAGCTACTCCCGTTTTCTTAAGTCGCAGATTAGCCATTTCCTCGAATAGGTGCGTTGTCATTTCATGTGGCATTAATCGTTTTACACGATCTTCTAAGGACATTTTTTGTCCTACTTTTGTAGCAAGTAAAGCAGACTTAGCTTCCTGCTCTTTTATTAGGAAACGTACCATACCACTGTTAGTACGTGTATAAGCATTACTGTGTATTTTGGAGTTAAGCGGCCCGTTGGCTTTTATACCATAGAGGATTGCGATACAATTTTTTGGTTGAATCTTTTTATATTCACTCATGGTATCATTGAAGAAACCGTAACTTGGTAGGACATTACCTTCATCATCGTAATGTTCTTTTACGATTTCGTCAGCAAAACCAATACCCAAGCCATTGGTATCAATAACGACCTCTTTTGGTTGATAGTCACGAATCATCATCTTAAGGTCTCTGACCTGAACGCTAAAGGGTTTAGTTTCAGCAGTGCGGCCTAGTACCACTAAGTTTACTAAGGTCGCATAATATCTTCCCTTAAGAATATTAACTCTAAAAACACAAACGACCGTTTGGTCATTTAGTCTACCTACGTCTACTGATAATAAGTAAAATTCATTGGGTTGGACTCTAGTTTTTGCGTGCAATTCTGGATTTTTAATTTTTCTATAGCGTTGTAATTTTTCAAAATTAAACCAGGAGTCATCACTAGCTCCACTTCAAATGGACATATATTCGCGAGCAAATGCTTCTTCGTTGTACGAAGGGGACATCTTTAATTCGTTTACATAAGTCTTATCCAAAAGTCCATGCATAACCGGTACTCGATAGTCAACTCCCATAACAAATGCTTCATCTGGATTGATGATAGCTGTTTCAAACATATCAATCAACATATCATAAGCAAAAGAAAGTTTGGTGCCGGCAGATGTCATACAAATTCTTTGTTGATTGGGTTCTTTTGGATTTACGGTATTATCCGGTAATCGACGAGAAACATTCATCAGCGGCAGTACAATTTCATTGATTGCAGATTCGTCATGATCTCTTAACTCGTCCAAAAGACCACCATGTCTACGACCACCACGCTGTGAGTCTAAAGCACCAACAACGTCTAGTACTGAGCCATTCCTAAATTTCAGTGTTACATAATCCTTCCCGTAGTTACCAGGCATATCAGACACATCGCCGCCAATTACTTCTCGTCGTAAAAGCGGTCAATGTTCAAAAATTTCTCCAAGTTTTTCTTTGGTTATTTGAGCTGATTGGCTTTTACCAGGAGCACAAATAAATCGTTTGGTGCCGGGTATAAATACACATTGTAAAAAAAGAGCGAGTATTGTTAAAAAGGACTTAGAGAAAGCACGACAAGCCACGATATAGACACGCTTAAAACGCATGATCGCCCGCAGTACAATTCTTTGATAAAAGAAAAGAGTTCAACTACTATTTTCTGGTTTTATCAAATCCAAGAACATATCTGGATAGGCAGTTCAGTATGTAACAACATCTTCTATATGTTCTTTATTTTTTTCTATATAATCCTTAGTAAGAATAACCCCTTTATCAATCTCAACACCATCTCTTTGAGGCTTCACATTCCCAGTAAAAAGTTGCTCAACTTTAGTGTCAATTAATTTAGGCATTTTACACCTCTGGGTCGAAGTCTTCGTTCATTAAATCTTCGTAACCTTCATTTTCGAATTCATCCATGTCATATGATTGCTGGAGGTCATAATATGATTCGGAGTCGGCAATATTGCGTAAACCTTCAATACGCTCATGGATTTGTTCTCCTATGCCAGATTCGTTTGTATAAAGTCTTTGGTTATAAGTTTGAACGTTTTTGATTGTTTCGTCTACTACATCACGAGTAACCCCATCATAAAATTGATTTTTCCAGCCGCACTTCTCTAACCATTTAACAAGTTCGCCGACTGAATCAAAGTCATTTGCGTTCTTTGTATTTTTTGGAGTAAACTCCGCAGTTTTTACCAAAGTATCATATGACTTTAATACCTTATCAAAGTCGGAGCCGGCACGTATGCGGCAGTCAATTTCATAAGAAATCTTGCAGATTTTGATGGCTTGGTCGGATTGGAGAGCACCGTTTATATTCTGAGTGAGCAGTAATCCGTCATAGAGATTCTCTAAATAATGAAGTGCTTCATCATCATAGTTGAAGCCCCACTTTTGTTGAAGTTTATTACGCTCTTCATCAGAAATCAGTGGTAATTCTTCTTCCAACTTACCTGCTTCCTGTAACTTCTTAAACTCCTGAAAGTAGTCGTTCCACCCCAGTCCGGCAAATTCACTTCCCATGAAAGTGCGGGCGTAGATTGGAAAGACGTTTGCACCATTAGCGTCATGGAGACGCTCAAATTCTTTGGGAATAAAGGGTAAATCAAAATATTGGCAGAGCTTGTCAACGGCATCTCACTCAAAGTTGTTCTGCTTCAGATAAGACTCAATACAATCATTACAAATCGAAGACCAACCTTGATGGGCGAATGGAGAGCGAAGAGGGATGTATGAGGCCGCCGACCGTGGTTTTCCACACTTAATACAAGTTCGGGTAGCAAAAGGAGCTTCTGGTTCTTTTATGACTGGGTTAATAGCCATTATATTGCCGCCTCCTTAATGTGCTTTAGTAGTGCACGGCGTTCTCTTCTAGGTAGTTCTGCGTATTTCAGAGTTGCTTCATACAGAAGAACCTCGCCGGTTTTTGGTGTTTTCTTTTCTTCATCTTCATAACAATTTACTCCTAAGTAAGTTGCTAAGCCAATGAAGTCAATTGGACTCAGTTTAGAGACCGCCGCTAAGAATTTATCTATATTTAAATGTTCCATATGTTCCTCCTACTGAATTTTTGATACAAAAAGTTTTTTCTTTTCTCTGTACAATTTATCACATGCTTTGCATCTATTGGAGAAACCGTCTTTATTATTGCTCCTATGTACAAAAAAGTCATCACTCACAAAGAACAGGCGGCCGCAAGTGTTACACCGTTTGAAGTTTTCTGGGAATCATAGGTTTCCGACAATCTCGAAATGGATGCGGGCGGCATTGCATATTTCCGGAATGATTTTTTGGTTGAAGAGGGTGCTTATGTAGTTACTGGAGTATGATTTTCAGTATGTTTTGTTGACGTATTTGACGATTTCTTGGTTTGTTTTTTTCTTTTTCTTCATCTCCAAGATATCGATGTACATATCAGGAAGCTCGGCATAACTCACATAAAACTCTAGTGTACGCATGAAGTCGCTTGTGTTTGATTCAACCGAACCTTCTTCGCCGGCGTCGATCATCTCAAAGAAAAGTGCGAATAACTGGTAGAGGTGAGACGGTTCCCTAAAATCAAAGAAGAGTGGGGAAGTGTTGTCTTGAATTGACCAGTAGTACTTTGAGATGAGCGAAAGTTGTTTTTCCGAAAACATATCCGGGGTGAGGTCTTTTTGGAAGATAAGAGTTGGGATTTCTTGTTTGGAGAAAAGACCTAGGGGATAGACAAGGACTTCGGACTGGAAATCGGTTATGCGTTCGGGAGAAAAGATCGGGGTGGAGTTCGTCTGTATTAGAGACGCATACGAATCTTTGTATGTGAATTGTTCCCGTCTTAACTCTACGAGCCTATGCTTGAGATTGAGATATGTTTTTTGATCTAGATGTTGAGCTTTGATTTCGGCTTTGACAGCCGCGTCCGGTCCTAAAGAGTCGATGAGTGATTGGCGAGGTGGTTCTTTTCGTTTACCATTGTGTCAATCGTAGTATGATGTAATTAGATCGAGGGTATCAATCCGATTCCAAAGATCTTCGAAAATCGGTAGAAGGTAATCTGGTGCTGATTTACGTGCTTTGGCACGTGAAAACTTTTCGGATGAGACCTTGATTTGCGGAGCAGACAGCGGCCGCAGTGAATTTTCTGAGAAGACTGGGTCGTCGAGTAATGCATCGAGTGAATCGGTTTTTTGGGACTCGGTCGTATACCAGATTTTTGATTTGGAGTCGAGTTCGATTTCTTTGTCTTGAACGACGTTTTTTCCGTTTTCTTTTTTACCTCACAGCAGATAATTCCCCATCGTCTCTAACTCTGATTCTGTGGGTGGTTTAGATTGGAATTGGGGGGATTCCAAATATTGCATTAAAAAATGATTTCGTTCCTCTTGGGTATCAAGGGAGAAATCAAGGCGTAATCTGTTCATATTTATCTCCTATTATGATTTTATTATATACGATTTTGGGGCAAAAGTCAAATTTTGGGAGTGATGAGCGAGTTGATATTTTGTGGTCAAAATTTTTATTTCGTGGACGAAATTTTTATTTCGTGGGATTTTGGTGCCAGGGCAGGGTCGAACAATTGTTCTTTTTGGGAAATTTTACTAAAGTATCCCCCTACCGAACAATTGTTCGAGCCTATGGTAGATACTGACAGTAAGAAAATGGTAATAGCAAGGAATTAAAAAACTGGGATTTTCTCCCAGTTCTTTATTTTTTTGTTTTCGGTATGGTTTATATTTTTGTCCCGTATGTTTCTAATAGTTGATAGAATTTTGCGGTTTTGCTTTTACTGTTTTTGAATGATTGTATACTTGTTACCATTTTTCCGTTTGTTGCTTTTTTCGTTCTGATTAGGTTGATACTTGCGAGTATGTTCATAAAGTCGTTAACTTTGAATATGCGAGCATTTTCAAGTTCGCTTGTTGGCGAGTAGATAACATACTCGCTTTTGGTAATGTTATCCAATTGACCGCAACCGCTTTTGACCTCGATTTTATGTCCCTTGTGGGTCAAGTCATAACCTTTTCCATTGTTAGCGGTCACACCGTTTTTTGTTGCTATTCTACCATTCAAGTAGAATTTTACTAACATCTCGAACAATTTACCTTTTGCCCCACTGTCCACTTTTTCCGTTGGTGATACATAGGAATTAATCATTTCAAATTGTTTCATTAATTCAAGTGCTTTTGCTCTTTCCATTTTTTTTTGTTCCTTTCAATTTTTACAAGTGTTTTTTTTGTGTGCCTTTTTCCCTTGGCAATTATGATTATACGCTTTTTTTTAGGTATGTCAATATATTTTTTTCATTTTATTAAACTTTTTTTCGTTACCATATATTACCATACGAGTTAGCACTTGCTAACCAATGTATGCGAGTTACCATATACTGCCAACACGAGTTAGCACTTGCTAACTACATATACAAGTTAGCAGTTGCTAACTAATGTATGAGTTAGCAGTCGCTAACCGATGTATGGGTTAGCGACTGCTAACCGTACGTCTAAGGTCTGCTCAGCCGTCTAAGGTATCTATAGGAGCTACTAACTTAAAAAGAAGCTACAAAAATATTTTTATTTTTTTAAAAAAAACTATTGACAGATTAAAATTAATTTGCTATCATATAATCACAGAAAACAAAAACACGAACCCAAAAAGGAGAACAAAAAAAATGAAAAAAGTTAGACTTGCAACACTTATCGATTTACTTGATAACCTACTCGACTACACCGAATACAAAGTAGAAGAAGACGTCAGCGAATACGCTTGGAACTCCATCACAATAAAATTCTTCGCTGATGAAACCGAAGAAGAAAGAACCACTAAAATGGAAGTTGTTTCCATCATCAGAAAACTCCTCGAACTTTCTCCAAAGATGAAAATGCAAACACTCCTGTTCAATGGTGAATATCATTATATCTATGATGATGGAAGCACTTACGGAACTTATGACATAATCATAAAGCAGTGCGAAGAGTAACACGAGTAAACCTCGAGCGACTCGAAAGAGTCGCTTTTTTCGTATGTGTGAAACCTTAGACGTGATGACGTCTAAGGTCTCATACACACATCGACGTCTAAGGATGTGACGTCTAAGATGACATGCGTCTAAGCTACAGCCGCCGAAGCTACGAAACGCAGAAGCTACGAAAAAAAATTTAAAAAACTACTTGACAAAAAACTGTTTCCATGTTAGAATAAATCATCAAAAGAAATACAGAAGTCATACGAAAGGAAAACACAACAATGACACTTACAAACGAACAGAAAAAAGAATTTATTGACAGAGTAGTTGAAAAGGCAACCGAACTCGCCGAAATAAGCGTTAACACACCAGACGATATAAAAAGACTTTGGAACGAAGATTGCGACTTTTTTGAAGAAGCCTTTCCCGCAGAATGCGGTTTCAGATTTGAAGGTCATGTATTTACAATTGAAATAAACATAAAAGATTAATGTACTTTTTTCCATACAACATTTTTTGTTCTTTCTGTGAAAGTTAGGGAAAATTTCTTGGAAATTTTTCCTAATTTTTTTGGAAATATTTAGACGTAATTACGTCTAACAAAAAATTTTTTGAAAAAAAGACTTGACAAAAATTTTAATATGATTTATAATGATTATAGTAAATGAAAGGAGAACAGAAAAATGATAGACATTTACGCAACAACTTTTAATGGACATCTTTACGAAAAACATTATCTCAACGATGATTTTGGAAAAACTATTGCAAAATTTATGGGTAGATGCGATGATTGTAAATATGTTATGGTTTGTGACGGTTTTACTGGCGAAATTTTAGATGAGATTAGAAAGGAATAAAAAATGGAATTTGAATATACTGATAGTATCTATATTTCTGAAAAAGATTTAGATTATATGGCACAAAATGTTGCCAAAGGTAAACACTTTGGGGCGGTTTATTACGATATAATGGTTGGTTATGATGATGCGGATTTTTATAATAGAGATAATATTCGTGATGATGTAGAAAAAGAGGTAATGAAAAGAGTAAAAGAAATGTAGTGGACAATTGTCCACTTTTTCTTTCCTCGAGCGTTTAGACGTAATTACGTCTAATTTTGGAAAATAGTTTGTGGAAAATAATTCCATAAAAAATTTTTTGATTTTTTCTAAAATAGTATTGACAAATTTTTTGTTTTATATTACAATAATGATGGTGAAAGAAAGGAGAAATAAAAATGGATTACACAGAAAGAATTGAAGAAATTGCCCACTTATTTGCAGATTTAAACATAGATTACACCATTCAAAGTTTATATGATGGGGCACAATTGCGTTTCCCTTGGTGCGGTGGTGATGTTGCTTGCCACAGTGGCACTTATGGAGCAAATTATGGAAATGTTGAAACAATGGGTTTCCCTTGGGATAACGGAGATGTTACTGAACTTTCTCCAATTGAATTTGTTAGAAAGTTAATAGAATACTATCTCAGTATCTAACTTGAATAAAACAAGAGTGCACACAAGTACACTCTTGTTTTATTCAAGAGGTTTAGACGTAATTACGTCTAAGGCGGCAGACGGGGTGCGAACAATTGTTCGTGGTAAAAATTTCCAAAAACTTTTTTTCAAAAATCTATTGACAACAAAATAAAAGTATGTTAGAATAAGTCAGAAAGTAAGGAAAGGAAACAAAAAAATGACAATCTACTTCGATATGGACGGAACAATCGCAAATTTCTATAAAGGTGAATGGTTAGAGTGCCTTTTGGCAAAAAATCCCAAACCCTACAAAGACGCTGATGTCCTCGTAAATGAAAATGTCCTTATCCAGTTAATGGAAAAAGGTTACGAACTCGGAATTATTTCTTGGTTAGCAAAAAATTCTACCAAAGAATTTGATAAAGCAGTTAGACAAACTAAAAAAGAATGGTTAAAAACAAACTATCCAAATGTCACTTTTAGCGAAATACACATCGTAAAATATGGAACACCAAAATACAAAGTAGCAAAAGAAAAAAATGGTATCTTGGTAGACGATGAAAAACCAAATCGTGACAAATGGAAAGGAATGGCAATTGAACCAAAAGCGGTTTTCCTTTTATAAAATATACAAGTGTTTCAAAGTAGGCGACTTTTAACAGTCGCCCGCTTTGTGCGTAAAGTTTAGACGTAATTACGTCTAACCCTCGAGCATGGCGAACAATTGTTCGCTTAAAAATTTTTTCAGATTTTTTTGAAAAAACTACTTGACAAATTACAACATACCCATTATAATATAACTGTAAATTGAAGTTGGTCATAAAAAGAAAGGAAGAAATAATTATGGCAAAGTATTTAGTATTTTTCAAGGACGGAGATTTGGCACAAGACCATCTTATGAATGAGGAAGAATTCGACGCTTTTAGAAAGAAAAACACTTCTTATTATGTCGAGTTCGTTGATAATCGTGGTTGTTGCTTTGATAGTTGGAACGAACCAACATTAGAAGAAATTTTTGCCCACATCAAAGAAGATTTGGAAGAATCTGGAGAGGAAGAACAACTCTATCGTATCGGACACAGTATCATAGAAGACGATTATGATTTCTTGTGTATCGAAGATGATGGAGTAGCACATTATCTTTAGTTCGAAAGAATAGACCTTTTTACAAGGTCTATTTTTTTATATAATTCTTAGACGTAATTACGTCTAAGAGTGCAAGCATACAGCGGGCGACCCTTTCCACCACTAACATTATAATATAGTTCTGTCAAATTGTCAATAGGTATTTCAAAAAATTTTTAAAAAACTTTTTTCTAAAAAGGTATTGACAAAATTTAAACTCGGCGTTATAATTAGGTATAATTTAAATCAAGAGTTCAAGAAAGGAAAACAATTATGAACATCGTAGTATTTGACACAGAAACCGCCGGCACTTTTGCTAAACCATTTTGTTATAACATCGGTTATATTATTTATGACCTTTACGCAGAACAGATACTCGCCAAAAGGGAATTTGTGGTAGAACAGGTCTGGCATAATCCGATGCTTTTCTCAACTGCTTACTATGAAAATAAGAAAAAACTGTATATAGGCAGAATGAGAACACGCACTATAAAAATGGACAAATTTGGATATATTTGTCAACAGATGATTAGAGATTTTAAAAACTACAATGTAGAAAGAGCATTTGCTTTTAATTCTAACTTTGATGAAAGCGTATTTGAATTTAATACAGATTGGTTTAAATGTTCAAACCCATTCGACACAGTTCCAATTTCTGACATTATGGGATATGTTCATAACTTTATGATAACTGATGATTTTAAAGCATTTTGTGAGGAACATCAACAGTTTACAGAAAATGGTAACTACTCAACAACCGCCGAAACAATGTTTCGTTATATCTCAAGTGATACAGATTTTGAGGAACAGCACACAGCACTTTCAGACAGTGAAATAGAATTACAAATTTTGTTAAACTGTTTAGATAATGGGGCAGACATCAACGGAGATTATAAAGCAAAAAAGACCATTCCCCGAACAGTTGAAAGAAAGTTGATTATAAAGTATGATGATGATAACTGTTATGAATTTCCATACATTACCAAAAGGGAATACAAGTCAAAAAATACCATTGTACTTAAAAAGTAAAAATGTGGCAAGTCGAAAGACTTGCCATTTATTTACAGTGCGAACAATTGTTCGCACCATAAAAAGTTTAGACGTAATTACGTCTAAGGCGGGCGACCTCAAAAATTTTTAAAAACTTTTTAAAAAACACTTGACTTTCCAAAGGAAAAGCGTATAATAATAATTGTCAAGGGGATAAAAACAAAGACAAAAAGAAAAAGAAAAAAATAAAAAAAGTTGAAAAAACCACTTGACAAAAACCAAAAAAGTGATATAATAAAATCACAAAAAGCAAAGAGATAGTCAAAAGAAAGGAAGTAAAAATTATGACTAAGAGAGAATTTTATGAGTATGTTATCGCAACAGTTGAGAGCGAGGAAGCAAAAGCAGTAGCACAGAGCGAACTTAAGGCACTCGACAACAAGAACGCAAAGGCGAAAGAAAAGAGAATGGAAAAAAATGCCGCTAACGAACCGATTGAAAAGGCAATCGTTGAGTATCTTACCGAGCATAGAACCGCACTCGCAAGCGAACTCGCAACCGCACAGGGTCTCACCACTTCAAAGATTGTGGCAGTAGCAAACAAGATGGTTGAAAGAAACGCACTCGCAGTTGCAAAGGTAAAAGTGCCAAAGGTTGGAGAAAGAAATCAGTATTCACTGATTGGATAGTTTTTCCAAAGACCGCCACTAAAAAGTGGCGGTTATTTTTTGGGGATAGTTTAGACGTAATTACGTCTAAGATTTACGGGCGGCGGCATTGTAAATAATTTCCAAAAACTTTTTTCAAAAAAGGGGTTGACAAATTCCATAAAACCCTTTATAATCTATGTGTAAGTTGAAATTGACATAAGAAAGGAAGATAATTATGGTTAGCGAAAAAATAGCAAATGAAAGGGTTAAAAATGACATTCTAACGGACATTTGGTGCATACTTTCCGAGAATGGCGAGGATACTTTGAGAGTAGGTAGCAACGAAATCGCAATCCCAAAAGTGAACGAAAACGGCACAGAGATTTTTATCACTATCAAAGTATCAGTGCCGACAGGGTCAAGAGATGGTGACGCATACGATGGTTATGCACTTGCCGAAGAGTATGTGAAAAAGGTTGCCGAAAAAGAACAAAAGGCAAAACAGAAAGCAGAAGAAAAGGCAAAGAAAATCGAGCGTGACAAGAAAAATCGTGAAAAACTTGCCAAGTCTAAAGCAGAACACAAAGCGTAGAAAATGGGAAGATGGAAACATCTTCCTTTTTTCTGCATGGAGTTTAGACGTAATTACGTCTAAGAAAAAATTTTCAAAAAGGGGTTGACAAATCATTTTTTATATGTTAAAATAAATCAGAATTTGAAAGGAGACAACCAAAATGAAACGTATCTTTAAAAAAATTGCTTGGAAAGTAAATGAAATTTTCGGACTTAATGAAGAGAGAAAAATCACTGTAAAAAGTTTCCTCTATCACTACCCTTGTGCTTGTGATTATAGGGTATTTATGGAAGTGTATGACCCCGAAGAAAAAGAATATGCAGATGTAGACGAAATTTTTAACAGTGCGACCACAACCGAAAAAGAATGGAACAACTTTTATAAAAGGTTTGGCAATCATATTATTAGCGGTATTTCTCCCGAAAGTGAAGATGTAATTCAGATTGATATTTTACCGTCAAGAAAGGAAAAAAAGACTTGGTATTATAACGAGTATAGCAGGAAAAACAATTCTGAACTTTATTAGAAAAGTGCGGGCAACCGCATTTTTTTAATAGAAAATATTTAGACGTAATTACGTCTAAGCATACCTCGAGCATAAAAAAGTACTTGACAAACTCTAAAATTAATGTTAAAATAAATCATCAAATGAAGAAAGGGAAAACACAAATGAAACTACTATTAATCTTTATCGCACTGAACATTTTAAATGTTATACTTTCGACTTTTAGGTCAATTGTAACTGTAAAGGGTAGTAAACTCGCCGCCGCGGTTGTAAATGCCGTTTCTTATGGTTTGTATACAGTTGTTATTGTATATACTAACGCAGACTTGCCATTATGGCAAAAAGTGGTAATTGTAGCACTTACCAACTTAATCGGTGTTTATATAGTAAAACTCATAGAGGAAAAAACTTCTAAAGACAAACTTTGGAAAATTGACGCAACATTTTTAACAGTTGATAGTCAAATCATAAAAGAAAGACTTGAAACACACAACATACCATTTGCATATAATGAATATGGCAAGCATACAATGTTTGGTATTTATTGCCAGACACAAAAAGAAAGTGCTTATGTGGCAAAACTCATAAAAACATATAATGGTAAATACTTCATAAGTGAAAATCGCAGTTTATTATTTTAGGTTTTCCTTTCAATACCATATATATAGAAATTGGTTGGAAATAACTTCCAACCTTTTTCTTTTTGCCGAGTTTAGACGTAATTACGTCTAAGTCCACCGCGGGCGATTTTCCATAAATTACCAAAAAATAATTGTTGACAACTTCGTACCCCTATAGTATAATATACTTGTCCGAAGGGACTAAGTCCAAAGCGTAATTTTTTAGGAGGTTTTACAATGAAACGCAATTACTACTTAACACTCGATACCGAAACTTGTCCACTTGTTAAAATGGACAAAGTTGACCCTTGGCAAATGTTTGTCTATGATGTAGGCGGTGCTATCGTCGACAAAAAAGGTAATGTATATGAGACTTTTTCTTATGTCATTAGCGACATATTCCAAGCGGAAACCGATTTAATGAAAAGTTCATACTATGCCGACAAGTTACCGCAGTATGTACAAGACTTATCAAGCGGTAAGCGTCAAATGGTAAGTTTTTACACTGCACGCAAAACAATCTTTGACCTTTGCGACAAGTACGAAGTCAAAGCAATTATTGCCCACAATGCCCGCTTTGACTATGGTGCATTAACCAACACGCAAAGATGGTTAACAAAGTCAAAATACCGTAGTTTTCTTCCAAAGTCCGTACCCCTTTGGGATACCCAAAAAATGGCAAGGGATACCATTTGTAAGCAACCAACATACAAGAAATGGTGTGAGCAAACTGGCAACTTAACAAAGACGGGAAGAGTTAAGGAAAGTGCCGAAGCACTCTATAGATACATTACATGTCAAGACGACTTCAGCGAAAGTCACACCGCCCTTGAAGATGTATTAATAGAAAAGGAAATCTTTGCCAAGTGTATCGCACAACACAAGAAAATGCGAAAGGAAGCATTTGCCAAGTAAAAAATTGGAAGTCGCAAGACTTCCTTTTTTTGTGTGTAGGGTTTAGACGTAATTACGTCTAAGAAAAAATTTTCATAAAGGGGTTGACATTATAATAATAGTGTGTTAGAATAAATCAACAATTGAAGTTAACCATATAAAAAGAAAGGGAAAGAATTATGGCGAAAAAGTATTTTGTTTATGACAAAGAATATCAAACCGAAGCATTTGATAAGGTATTAAATGAATTAGAATTAATAAATTTTATTAATTCAAAAGTTTATTACTATATAGAAATTATCAATACCGAAGATAATTCGGTTGAAGATGAGTTTGACTGTGATAATCTTGAACAGGCACTTGAAGCAATTAACATTTCAATAAAAGAAAGTACGAAAGTTAATAAAAGTATTAATTATCGTATCACAAAAATACTTCATATATATACTATTTATGAAATAGATACTGAAACAAATGAAGTAAAAATTTTTTGCACAGAAGAATAAAAAGTGCCGAAAGGCACTTCTTTTTTTATAAGGAGTTTAGACGTAATTACGTCTAAGGTCTGTCAAGCGTTTTTCCATTTTTTACCAGTGGTAATTTTTTCCAGGTAATGATCCCCAGGGCTGCCAAAATATGGGTGAGCTGGTAAAAGCTGGAAGCTGCGGCAAAAGCTGCTAATTTCCCAGAAGCTGGAAGAACTGGAAAATTTTTACATTTCACATAAAAGCTGGAAGCTGTTGACTTCTTCTAAAAAATCCAGTATAATATAGTTGTAAAAAGTTAAGGAAGGAACCCGAAAGATCGGAATAAATTTCCAAAAGAAATAAATAGAAAAACACTTGACTTTTTCGGAAATGTTTGTTATAATAAGTGTGTAAGATGAAGTTAAGAAAGAAAGGACTTACTATTATGACTAAGAGAGAAGCAATGGAATTCGTTATCGCTAATGTACAGAATCAGGAAGTAGTTGACCTCTTCAGAAAGGAAATCGCTTCCATCGACGCTAAGAACGCTAAGGCAAAGGAGAAGAGAATCGAGAAGTCCAATGAGGACGCTCCACTCGTCGCTCAGGTTACTGAGGTGCTCGGTAATGGCGAAAGACTCACTGCCGGCGTCGTAGCAGAGAGACTTGGTGTCTCCACTTCTAAGGCAGTTGTGCTTATGAAGAAGGCAGGAGCTGTCAAGCTCGGTGAAGCAAAGGTCAACGGCAAGAAGTCTACCGTATGGGGATTCTCTGCTGAGTAGTTCAACTGATAATACGAAACGGGTAGCCGCAAGGCTACCTTTTTCGCGTAGGAGAAATAGATATGAAAAACAGCTTTAAGTTTTTTAACAATTGGGAATGTGAATATTACCCATGTCACAAAGGGATCTCGCCTGACGAGATTAATTGTCTTTTTTGCTACTGTCCGCTATTTTCGCACGATTGTGCCCAATACGGCGGTACTCCGCTCGAGGCTGGCGGCTGGAAAGATTGCAGCAGCTGCACCTGGAATCATGATCCGGACAACTACGACAAAATTGTGCGGATCCTCATGACTCTTTAATTTACTACGGGCGTCGCACTGGAAAATTTTTCCAATTGACATAAAAGCTGGAAAATTTCTAGAAAAATCCAGAAAAATTTTTGGAAAAAATTCTAGGAAAATTTTGGAAAAATTTCCAGAAAATACCACGCCGTCAAGTCTTGACTTTTTCAGAAATTTATGATAAAATATAATTAGAAAAAATAAAGAGAAGCAAATTTTGAAAGGTGGAAAATTTTATGGCAACAATCAAAGAAAAGAATCTTGTAAAAAACGAAGTACTTGACATCATCGTAAAGGCACTGGAAGAAGCAGGATATGATGTCTGCGGCAAGACCAAGGAAAATGTGATAGCTCTGCCAGTTCTCTTTGGAGAAGAAGAAGGCTACGCAACCATCACTGTTTCCACTCCAACTGGCTCTAGGGACGGCGATGCCTATGATGGATATGAAGAAGCTGCCAACTACAAGTTCCAGCTTGAGGAAAAGGCAAAGAAAGCAGCTGCCAAGGAAGCTGAAAAGCAGAGAAAGATCGCTCGCGACGAAAAAAGAAGGGCATCTGCGGCAGAAAAGAAGGCAGTTCACTAGTATTAAGGGATACAGCTACGCTGTATCTCTTTTTTTTTGTGCTATGATGGAAAATTATGGAAATTCGTGTTAAATCTCCCATTCTACTATTATTATAACGCAAAAATCAAGAAAAATCAAGCATTTCCATAATTTTCTTACGTATGTACACTCCCGCGGCCGCATATTTTCACTTATTTACCCTAAATACCCCCATTCTACCTATATTATACGACTTTTTTCAAGAAAAATCAACATTTGACGAGCTGGAAAATTCTGGAAATTCACCTCAAAAAAAAATACACCCCGGTTGGGGTGTATTCTTTGGGGATTCGTTCGATTAAACGAGTTTGTAGAGCTTGCAGTTTCTCTTGTCAATCTTGACATCTTCTGAAGTCATCTTGCCCTGTGCTACGAGTGCACGAAGGATATAAGAAGCCTTCTGTGTAGAGACCTCAAGGATTTCACCAAGAGCGGAAGCTGTGATTCCGTCGCCTGCGTTAGCAAGAGCTGCTTCATAAAGTGGAGCATCCTCAGCTGCCTTTTCTGCTCTCTTTGCGGCTGCCTTCTCGTTAGCTGCGTCCATGTGGTCAAGCTCAGCCTGAACCATTGTCTTTACTTCGTCATTGATTTCGCCATTAAGAATAGCAACATACATTTCTCTCTTTGTCATAATTTTTCTCCTTTGTGTTGTGTTTAATGTTTTTTCTTTTCTCATCTTTACATTTATATTATAGTTGATTTTTTAGGAAAAGTCAAAATTTCGTGCTTGATTTTTTTCAGTTTTAAAATTTGACTTTCTGGAAAATACGGAGCCAGAGACCCTTAATCACTGCCCAATTTCGGGGTAGGTCTCGTGTAATGCATGGAAAGCGGATAAATCGGCATAAGTATACATATATGTATACTCCCGCCCGTATACTTCACCACTCCTAGACTTCACCGCATTTACCTTTGACCCACAGTGATTCTCGCCGTTGACTTGACCCAACCAGATATGTCGCCCTCTTTTTCCTTTTTCGCTCGGGCTTGCAGCCCTCGCTCTAAAGCAAAAATTTCGGACGACCGCGTTGCCTTCGGCACCGCGACAATTTCCCCTTCGGGGAGGAAATCGTCCCGGCAGGCGTTCTGAGTGGTTTTGAGTGATTTTTCTCCCCTTAATTATATATACTTACTTATATATAAGAGATTATATATAATATAATATATATATTCATCAATTACAATTAAAAGTAAACTTATAAACCAGTTACTAGAATTTTTTCAGTAACTTTCTCAAAAATTTTTGAGTCTAATCAGACTTTCTTCAATAGAAGTGCCGCCGATGGTGTAAATTAGCAATATTCCTCAAAGAATTTGTCGCGGGCTTCACCGTCATATATGATATCAGCGAAATCCGACCTATCCATGAAGACTACATCATTACGATCCGGCTCTTCACCATTCTCACTCCAAGTCCAGTTCACTATGTAGTTACCATTCTCCATTGAGAGCATTACTACATAATTATTATCCATAAGAATCTTAGCGAGCTGAGCGGCTTCGTCATAAGAATGTACTAACACTTCATTTGATGGTATTAAACTTACTCCCATAGTCTTTTCTCCTCTCTCATTTTCTATATTTATTATACTAGATTTTCTGAAAAAAGTCAATTAATTAAAAATGGGGTAATCTACATACCCCATATACTAGTGATCCCACTCCGGGTGGCATGTAGAGTAGACGACCTTACCTGTTTCTTCGTCTATGAACTCATACACCATTCCTGGTTGCCAGCCGGCATAGAGGTATTCATTGCCATCAACATAACAGCTCTCAAATACATCGTCGCTTAAGTCGTCAAAAGCTATGCAGCGGGCTGCGTTCTCAAACATTTCTGCCGGAGTGTCAAATTGGACATAGCGTCTTTCGTAGTAGTCGCCGCAGTTTAAAAGATAAGTAAAATAGTTTTCATGAATAGGCATTTTATACATTCCTTTCTAACCAAAAATTTACTTGGTCAATTACTGAGTTAAGTGAAGCGATAATTGAACGCTTGCTTGCATAAGTATATTCATCAAAGTTGATGAAGCAATCTTTATTAAGGAAGTCCATTATATTCTCTTTGTAATAAAGAAAAATCACTCTATCTTCCCAACCATGTTCCTTTACGCAGTCTTTGATGATTTTGACAGCCGCGGCGACATCATTTTGTGTCGCCTGATTGTGCTTCTTCCAATTTAACTTATCCATAATTCCTTCCCTTTACTAAAACACTTCCTTATATCCGTGCTCTGTAAGTAATTCTCTCATCAGTTCACTTCCACCCCTATTAGCGGAATGAATGTGAAAACCATACAGCGGCAGCTCCATGTTTACTATGTGCATACAAACTTGCAAACCAGTAGGAGCACATTCTATCTCGCTTTCGCAATCTAAGTCGTAATCCAAATCAACAAAAATCGTGTCCGTAGAATGTGCATCAATGAAATCCATAGCATCCCAACCATTTCTTACGACGATTGGTTCCCATTGATTCATATCCATGTGAAAACGGTAAAAAGTATCATCTTCTCTTATATCATCAATATATAAATAGTAATACATACTTTCTCCTTTCTCATCTTTTCTATAATTAGTATAACATAAAATACAAAAAAAATCAACACTTTCTATTTTTTAGAAAGTGCTGACTTTTAGGAGTATATTAGTCTATAGTGAACCAGGCGTCATCTGTGTCCCAATCCTCGTCATAATATGAATGATAATCTAACACGAACTGTTCGAGGTTTTGCTGAACAAGCTCAGTAAACCACATTGTATAATTACTACCGAAATAATCCTTAACAGTGACCCTAAAATCACTTTCCTCAAGGTTAGCCGGCTCTTCAATCAAGTCCTTAATGAACTCTTCACCTACATGGATAGCCTGACTCGGATCCACAAGCGTATCTCTGATGTAAGTATTAAATTCCTCAAGAAATTCCTTGGTAAGGTCTACTTCATAATACTGGCTTACGGTATTGGCAACAGTATAATTTAATCTCATAACTAACTCCTCTCTAGTAACTATCATAAAACATTGCCCTATCATCTGGGTGCTCTTTAAGGTAACGAATCAACCAAGTAATAGTCATTAAATCTAATGCGAGATGATTAGAATATTCGTCCCAACTCCATACGCCACTTCTAAACTCATCCGGATAACTTATCTCGGAAATAATTTCCTCACGAACTTCCTCTAGCTGACTGATTGTGATATCCTTTATCCACTCATCTTCGTTAAACTCAACCAAGTTAGAGCAGAAGTCAGCTATGCTATTGACCTTTCTCCAATAAAGAATATCGTAGTAATGGAAACGAATCTTTCCTTCGTTCCATCCGTCACCTTCCATCTCCCTAATAGGACGAACCTCTTCAGGAATATCGTATGCATCATATCTATCATAAGGGTCCTTGAGAAGTTCTGGGTCAAACTCATCTCTTTTAACCAATACTATTCCACTATCTCTTCCCATTACTCTTCTTCCTCTCCTATAATATCCTCTTTGTAGAGAATTTCTCCAAAATCAAAGAACTCTACTTTATCAATAGAAATAAGTTCATCTTTGTAAACTACTTCTATTTTAGTAACTGCATTGGCAAAAGAATTTGCCACAACATAGCACTCAAGTTGCTTTTCTGTTACATCATCATCATCGCTATGATGATAATAAGTAAACAAAACTTTGTATATATCCTTACTCTCTATTTCCATCTTCGTTCTCCATTTCTAACAGTCTATATAAGTTATGAAAGAATTCATATTCGTCCTCACGATAAACTTCTTCACAATTTACTGAAGTTGCATAATCATCAAACATCTCTTTTCTCCTTTCATTTTACACTTATATTATAACAAAAGAATTGAAAAAAGTCAATGCTTTCTTTTTTCTGGAAAACATCGACTTTTTATATGTAGACTTGCCGCCGACCTTAATTTTTATCGGTGAGCAACCCGCGTGTATAAGCTTCGTATATCCGTACCATCGTTCTGATATCAGCTGTCTGGAAAAATTCATCACCGAAACGCTTCCATCTGATGATGCCGCAGGTCGGCAAATCCGTATAATCTACGAGTAACTTATTTCTCAAATGCTGCATACAGTGGATCACCTACCCCTCCTTTAATACTAGTTATAACCCAACCTTCTTTTGCCATGCTGCGGCAATGTGCGTTTCTTTCGTCCTCTGTTTCATAAGTAAAAGTTGCAAAGTTGTCTGAATGAATGTGTGCAATCATATTAATACCCCGAATAATCTATTATAACTATTTGTCCATCAGATTTGATACCATAATTTGCTTCGTGAAGGTCATTGATGTGATGTTTGAAGCAGAAATCAATGAGGTCTGAATCGTCAAAGATTGCTTCAAGTCTATCTGCGTCCTCATAAACTTCCTCTGTTGCATCACCATAATACTCTGCGGCATAGTCACACAGAATTCGCTCTATGCGGTCATAGTCAGGTTCAGCATATTCCTGGACATAGACATCAATTGATTCATCTTCATCAATAGGAAAGCTATCAACAAATATTTCCTCTGCAAAGTACACTCCAAGATTTTCATTAACTGCTTCTCTGTAGTGCTGCTCCTCAAGTTTGCAATATTCTTCTTCATTCTCGAAGTCGATAGCATCGAACTTTACAACCCAATCGTGGTTATCATCGAAGATAAGGCAGACTTTTGTAACGCCATTAGCAATAGTGATGCCATACTTATCAAGAAGGTCTCTGTGCTTATTCTCCCAAAAGCTAAGGTTATCATCTAAGTCCTCATAATAACCTGTCTCTTCGTTGAAAAAGTCAGCCTGAATAGCAGCAACAAATTCGTGTGCTAAAAGGTCATTCATAACTCTCTTAACTTGTTCTCTATCTTCTTCTGTAAAGTTCATTTCTCTTTCCTTTCACATCTTACAAATATATTATATAAAAAAAACAAAGAAAAATCAATTTTCTTTGTTTTGATGAAAGGCGTATTATTTTGGAGGAAAGATTAGGTTAATGTCATTTGTGTGATAAGCCACACCAGGTTCCATATTATCACCAAGATAATACTTTATGGCACCTTTATAATTGACCCAATCATTAAAGGTAATATGTCCTTCTTTACCCTCAAGGGCTTGACTTAGGACAACTATACAACAAGGTGATTTTCTTTCCTTCAAGTCATTCATAGAAAGACAAGAAGTACCCCATGAATCACTTGGCTCAAGAATAACATCTTCAATATCGAAGTAAATTGTTCTTGTCCCAAGTACATATCTGTCATATACCTTGCCGGCGTTGTCTTCATATGGAGTATCATTCCAATCATCACCATGATAATCATCACAGTCATCAGCTCCTAAGAAAAATTTTACGCAATTGCTTGTTTTAGTGAAATCTATTATCTTCATTAGTTGCCACCTTTATAATATTCTTCTATTGATAGATAAGAATCATATGTATGTTTCACACAATCTTCACAATAAGGGCTAATCCAACCTGTTGTAATATACTTTGCAGGCTTGCCGCAGTCTATACAAGTTTCTTCTGATAATAATTCATATTTACGAATAATATCAGGCATCTGGCACTTTTCAAGTAAATCATATACATGATATATCTGTACTGAATTTTTGTTATACTCTTTTCTATAAGCTAACTCTTCCTCAGAAAGATTTAAATCCCCATCAAGGTTGATAAGCGGCAAATAATGCTCAGAATGGTCATAAATAAGTACTTTTTCTGGATTCCAAGGAGAGGGTTCCCCATATTTTACTTCTACAATTTCATAAGTGTCTGAAAGTTTTCCACGAGGTGATCCGTTATCATACCAACGGAGCGAACCATACTTTTCTTTGATTTGTATAATTTGGTATTTATTCACATAGTCGTATTTTCTTAACTCTTGGTCTATTTCCTCAATCATCTGATCGCCAAAAGCTAATCTCCAACCCTTGGGCATACTATCAAGCTCGGTATATTCATAATCATACTCTGGGATTGATTCGGGACTACCCGGCCAGAAGCCTCCATTTTGTGCTTCTGTAATTTTTATACCAGACCATTTATTGGTGGGAATTAACCATGGATATTTTTCACAAAGTTCTCTATTAAATTGTTTCTTTTCTTCTTCATTTGTTGATTTTAAATATTCTCTTGTTGTCATTTTTACCACCATAATGCTCTAATTGATATAGACCAGAGATATAATAATTCCTTATACTTTTTACTATATTCTTCACTTAAGTCATTAACCTCTGGACTTGTTAACCAATTAACTAATCCTATCATTTTGATTACCACTTCTTTTTCAGTTAGGATTTCACCTCTATATCCTACAAATTTATTAAATTCTAAATCTACAAAAGAACCGGCATCTTTTAAATATACTGGTAATCTTTCTTTCAACCAGTTTAGCCAAGCATAGTTTAAATCCCAACAGTCTTTGGCAATCTGTTTCTTTTTTCTATTGCCCAACTTTTTCCTAGTCATCTCATCAGCACCCTTCTTTCCACTTTTCCATCGCTTGTTTTCTATTCATCAGACTGCCGCAGTGTGGACAATATTCATCTTCCATAATTCCGGAGATGCCAATTGTATGTCCACACACACTGCAGTGCCAATGATTTATTCTATCTTCATCATATATCCACTCACCCATACTAGTCCTCCAGTACAACAACATTAACTTTTTTGTTGATGACTGTGCAAGCATCAAGAGCTATGATGCCATCGTCTATAAATGGGTGGTCAGAAAGATAAATTTTTTGGTAATCATCATTACTTATGCTACATTTTGGAGATACCTCATCGTGATAGTAATAATTACCCCAACCACAATGCCAATGACCGCAGACTATGGTTTTTCCTGGAATTTTTATTCCTTTTGCCCAACTCTGCATACCATTATTCCACCTAGCATCTCTCCAAAAGTAATAATCTTCTCTCCAATTCTCCGGTATTTCAAGAGTCATTGTGGTTTTAGTTATTACTCCATCTCTGTTATATTCATCGTTGTAGATACTATCAAAAGGTACCCAACCATGCACAAAGATGTAATGCTTTGTTTCGTAGAAATTGATGGATTTCTCTTGTATCCAATCAGCTACTTCATCTAACAGTAAAACCTGGTCTAATGCCAAAATTGTTTGATTAGTTCTATTATGCTTGTGGTGATAGCTATATACATAGCCGCACTCCTTATATTCTCTCAATGCATCAAAGAATAAATCTTCGTGATTACCCCTAATAAAGATAAACTGATCGCCAAGTTTCCTTAGGTATTGATACATTTCAACCGGCTCCTCTCCACGGTCAAAAATATCTCCACAAATTATCAGTTTCTGATTAGGGTCACCTTCTACGAAGCCGGCTTCCGCTAAATTCTTCTGCATTATTGAAGTAAAACCGTGAGGGTCAGAACATACAAAATATTTCATTTCATTCGCCTCCTTTATTCTATATTTTTATTATAACAAATCTTTAATGAATTTTCAAGTTTTAAATAAAAAAAGAGGTGTTAAACCTCTTTAGTTTCTTCTTTTTCATACCATTTGTACAAGTTATCCCAATTGCCTTCTATCAAGTCATCATATGCATAGAGTATATCAGATATATTCTTTGGAATAAATAAAGTATACACTACATATACAGCCGC